GTGAAAGTAGGAGGTAAATGCCTTTTATGAATAACATTTACCTCCTACCCGATTGATGAGACGGGATAGGGAGGAGCAAAGCTCTTTTCTAAAACGCGCCCCAAAGTTAATTATAATTGTGGACCAGGAGGGACTATCCATTCTTACTTCTATTGGTATCTATAAGCCTATTTGTGTCTATAAAACAGCGCTTTACGAATAATCCATATACATATATATGTAGATAGACGTATATAGATGTACGCAAAAGTGGCACACATTTTTTGTTATGTGTGCCACTTTTCATTTCATTGCCTCTACATACCTGTAAACCTTATCTTCTGGCGCATCTTCATCATCAAAGAAGAAAGCGTATGCAGCAACTGCTATCATCTCAGGAGACATAATCTTATTGAAGTCAGCATAGGCATAGTTCAATGCTACATATTTGTCCCAATCGGTGACATGCTCTTTGAATTTCTGCTTGTTCGTTATCTCGCGTATATCGTCAATGCTCCAATGAGGGCCGTTGTGTTCCTTTCCTTCATCGTCTGTGTAGTAAATTCTTTCTACGGCATCTATTGCAGAAACTTCGTCATAATGATTGCTGTGAGGTCTTAGATTCCCGTGATGTAAGATATAATATTTCTTCATGGCAATTTTAATTTACAATGGTAGGGAAATTATCTTCCCTACCATCTTTGTGTTAAGCTGTTGTCGTTTTCAGAGCTGCGATAAGCTCCGCATTCTGCTTCTGCTGTGAGAGTTCCAGACGTGCATCATTGTAGCGCTGCTGCAAATCTGAGTTCCAATGACTGTTAAGTGTGTCGATTATGCGTTGCGTATTGTCCTGCCCTGCGCGAATAATATCGCATTTGTCCTGCGCATTTTGAAAGCCAAGAGCACTAAAACCGCGTTCGACTGACGAGTTAATGAAATTCATACTCCTATTCAAAGATTCTGTCTGGCCTTGAATTGCGAGCTGATTCTCATAGCCCATTTTCAAAATACCCTGCTGTGTGTTGCAGCAACAATTCTGAATTGCACTTATAATGCTGGCATCACCGCGCTCGGCCGCATTGATAACACGTTCAGCGCTGAAACCTACTTGCCCAGCAACATTTTCTACTGCTGAACGTATTGCACAAACGGCCTGTTGCAATTGATTGAAGTCGCAATTAAGATTCGCGCCAAGTGTTTTGAGGGCATCATCGTTACCCTTTATAGCTGACATCAGCAAATCTGCATTGTGGTTGTCGGCCATCTGTGAGCGTAGAGAGGCAATCTGATTTTGGATTTCTGCATCCTGCACGGCATTCCCTCTGTTGCCAAAGCCTCCGAATCCTGCACCGCCAAACAATGCAAGAAACATCATATAGGCAAATGGATTATTCATCCACTGATTACCCATGCCTCCGTTCATCATTGCGGCCATCGCCATTGGGTCGGACTGTTTGTTTGCCATCGCTGCATAAGCCAAGGCGTCATTGTTGCCACGGTCGCAACAGATAATTTTTTCTACTCCGTCCATAATAATATGTTTTTTAAGTTGAATGCGGTAGGACTTTCCTGCCGTCTGATGCAAAATTACTATGAGACGTATTGTTTATTTTTTGTTCGTTTTGTTAGTTGTTTGTAAAAAACGGGTGCATGGTAATTTTCATGCACCCGTCAATCTTACGTCACTCTTCAACCTTACTTAAGGTTTCCTTAATCTGAGGTGTGTACTCGCTTTGAATCCTGCCAATTTTCTCATCGGCCTCTTCCTGCGTCTTGGAATCCTCAACGGCGCGAGCACATTCTGTCATTATTTTCTGCACTAACATCTGTGCATGGTCAAGTGCTGCGCGTTTATCCTTGTCATCGCCAATATAACTTCTTGCGTTGTCAAATTGGCTCTTGACTGAATTATAGCTTTTCCATAGCATATAACTCATGAAATCCTTGCTCTTAGCAAATTCGTCAAGCTCTTTCACGTATTGACTGTTACCTCTCGCGGATTCTTTCTGGTAATTATCAATCTTGTAAATCAACTTTTGCCCCTTGTCGTATTCTCGTTGGAATCGCTCTCGTGCTGCACGATTATGCGTGCGGTCGTCTACGGATTTAACCAAGGTACGGTAGAATGGTATCTCGTTAGACCTTATCTGCTCTCCTTGGATAATCTTAGCGATAACGCCAGAGGTTCTGCTGACAAATTTACCTGCGCCCCCTGTGTATGATTCAACGAGATGCTGAACCATTGCAGGGTTGACCTGCACACCTGCACGTTCGTAGTCGCCGCCGCCCTGCACCTCGTTCAACCATTTAGACATGGCAATATAATTAGGATTGGTGCTTTGGTAAACATTTCTGAATGCAGGTGTATTCTTGTTGAACGGTTCTTTATAGATTGGCATTCCGAGCCAATTCTTATTGAAGGCAATTTCTACTTCTGGTCGCACCGCTGTTGGAACGAGAGAAAGCATGCTGCCGTTGCCTTCGGTCAAGTCAAGAGGCAGTATCTGTGACAATTGCTCAAATGCTTGAAATGTAATCTCGCTCGCTGGTAGATTTTCGCTGCCGCAAACAACCGTCCCCAACAGTTCACCAATGCCGTATGCTGCGCGATGCTCAATTGACATCGGAAGAGTTAAAAATCTTCCGTCCTTACCCAACGGCAGCATAATGCCCATTCTTCTCATAGATTCAGGCATATCCCAGTAGTCATCTGGGTCTCCGCCTATGGCAGACAACATCAATGGAATGCACATGGCAGAAAGCATGCCGAGCGTTACTGCTGCGCCGTCCCACATAAGCATTCCTGCTGTATGGTTAAGATGTAATCTAACATTCTTGTCAAGACCTTGGATGCTGGCATTTGAAAATGCGTAGAAATTCTTGAATACCGATGCTGCATAAGCGCTGAGAAAATGAAGATTGTTCATGCTGAAAAAGTTGGAAACATCCCATTTCCCTGCTGATTTACTTCCAGCGCCCTTGCGGTTGAAGTTTATAGTTACTTCCTTTGCATCCATGATAGACTGTTCCATAGAACGCCCCATCTGTCTGCTGGTAAGGAATACAGCAAAGCGCACCCAGTCTTCCGTGCAGCGGCTCAGATATTCCGCCCCCTTCATGTAAATATTCCAAGCGTCATTAATAACATAATGATGGCCGTAAACAACCTTATTACTAAGGCGTTCAATCTTACTTTTTCCTTCCTTGGCGCGAAGTTCAGAAAGAGCTTTAGTGATTTCGCCCTTATAACGCTCAACGCCCTTCATAAAAGTATAGCCTGTCTCGCCGCCATTGTAGATAAAATCGTAAAACGCCTTTTCTAAAGGATTGGACATATCAAGAGTATTGCCATTAAGTCGGTTGACAAGTCGGCCGATATTCTTGACGCACGTAAGATAGTTCTTAACGTATCTGCCGTAATATTCCGTCCCCTCCTTTGGTATCAGTGTCGTTGAAAATTCCAAATCTCGCATGGCGTTAGAGATAGCGAACTCAACGTTTCTTGCCGTAGCCATTCTTGCAATCCAATTGGTCATAGCCTTCAAAGCAATAGCTCCAGGGTTTTCCGTGGCATCTGGGTTTAGTAAGCCATTGATAGCTTGCGCCGCCCTCGGGTTCCCGTTGATGGTCAGTATGTAGGTCTTGCCTCCACGTTTCACCATAACTTGATGCTCATTCATGTTTCTGCCGAGCACTCGGTATGGAATATGCGGTTTCTGATGAGCCAAGGCGTAGGTGTCAGGTTCATCCTTAACCTTTTCCTCCATGTCATCTTGGAAATCAAGCATCACTTGGTTTGCTTCCTCCGTTGTCATGCCGCTTGTATCTGGCACAGCCACTGGCACCCATGCTCCGCGCGTGCCGTCTCCGTTGTCGTAGTCTTCATCAAATTTCACGTAGAGGTCACTGACGCTGATAAGGTCGGATGGGTGGTTTAAGGCGAGGTTCAGCAATTGCTGTTTCATGAGATTGCGGTTAGACTGCATGATGGCCATTTCTGCCATATTGCCGATAACTGCAAACGGGTCATCTGCAACACTCTTACGTCCCTTGGCTTTCTTCATGAAGCTACCCGTGCCTCCATTGATTGTTTGGTCGCCAAAATATTCGTACACCTCATCACTCGTTGCTTCGTCAAAACCTCTGAGTGGAATGTAGTACTGATACATACTGCTTACATTGTCGTATGTCTCCTTACTTATCAGTCCTGCCTCATACGCTCTTTGAAGGGAAGACTTTGTAGCAGCACGAATGCTGTCCCACATGCTATCCGTCAGACTGCCAGCCTCGGCCTCCACTTCCTCTACATATTTTTGCGCTTCATCCATAGCCTCAGAAACGCTCTGCGTTCCGAATAACTCTGTCAATCCTGCAAAGCTCTTCTCTTCATATTCATCAATGAAGTAGTCAAGCGTCTTCTGCCCAAATGGGTGCATGGATTTATATCTGTCATAAGCCTCTTCTGCGGCCTTTCCTGCCATATATTTTTGACGCTCCATGCCGTGTTTGGCCATCACATACGTCTTTATTTCTTCGTATGAACGGCCTGTCTCGCTGCCAAGCGCATGAATGGCCTCTATCATATCTGCATAAAGCGTCCTCTTGTAAATATCCATCTGCGCATAATTGCGACTGCTCATAGTGATATAAGCGTTATATGGATTTTCAAAGTCTCCAAGCTTAAAGCCGCCGTTTTTCTCTATGGCGTGTTGTAAGTCCTGAAGAGGAGAAAGCATGTCAACCCACGCGGTACGTTCAAGGTGCGAACCTCTCGTCACAAGTCTTTCATAAGTATCCTTGGCAAGGATTTCCTGCAAATTATCCAGTTCTCCGCGGAGCAAAACGGAGTGCTCCTTCTTCTCCGTGTCGGTCATCGCGTTCTTCCCAGCCTTCAATTTATAACGCATGGCAATACGCTCCGCTTCGGCTACATAGCGTCCCTTTTCGCCTGTCTTCAAATTCTGATAGCTACACCAAAGTATATAAGCAAGTTCCCTATCGCTCAACTCACGGTTTTTCAGGCCCAAGAACTCCAGCGCACGGTTAAACAGTCTTCGGAGGGTAGCAAACAAGCCGCGTTCTTCTGCCGTCATACGTTCAAAGTCCGTGCGCTCTGCAAGCCCTGCAAGATATTCTTCTGTGGCGGTACGGAAATTCCATCCTTTTCCGCGACGCAATTCGTTGATAGCGTCTTTCACTTCCTGCGAAGCTGCCGCAAGAACGCTGTCAAGAAAAGCATCCATCACGTTATGGCCAAATAACTCTCTCAGTCCGTGATGGGCTACGGCTTCATGCAGGATGGTCTGCGTCACGTCTGCTGCGTCAGTGTTGTTCGACAATACCACGTGGATTTGCCCCGTTCTGGTATCATACCAGCCTTTGGCCGTGGCCTCTCTTCCTTCAAGGCCTTCGGCGCTTTCATGCACGACAACTCTGCCGCCAAGGTTGAGGTTCTCGGTGGCTTTCTGCGCGGCTTGGGCTGCCTCAACCTTTATCTTGGTGATGGTTTCTTCAAGCCCAATGTCATCGTTGCGGAACATAATGCCGCCATCTGCAACATTTTTGGAAGAACTTTCGTTAATATCAAATAATGTCGGTATCTTTGCATCCGAAGAAAGGAATTCACCAGAGTACGTTACGGACGTAGGGAGTAGGGAGTCTTTTATCTCCATAACTCGCTGGCTGATACCTTTCTTTTTTGATTTAAAGAAACTCTTTGCAGTAAGGTTTCCCTTTTTTGTACTGCACACCTCAGTCAGGTTATACAATCCGTTACCAGCATCTTTCAAGAAGAAGAACAATTTGCGTCCGTCTTTCTTGTCCACGCCATAGAGTATGCCGTCTGGCTGGTTCAACACGTCCACCATATTCTGAATATCTTCATCTGTAAGTGGCACATTGTTACCTTTGTCCTTTTCATTCTCGCCATAATGGTCTGAACGGATATGGTTCAAGTCAGATGGATTGAGAACAAAGTCCACAAACTCTTTAAACTTCAAATCCGACAATTTCTCCAAGTATGCCTTCCCGTCTGCACTCAACCGACCGATGCTTGCTGGTTTCCCGACAAACTCTCCTGTCTTTGCTTTTTGAAACAACTCGGTTACTCGTTTTTTCATATCTGCTATAGTTGTAGCGACTTGGTGGTTTTCTTCGACCTTACCATCACTGAACTTAGTATCACCGAATCCTGTCTTCCTGCGCATAACCACAGTATCAGCGGCATCGAATACGGTAGGCTTACCACCATTCTTCTTACGCTTGTAGGCTTCATGTAGAATAAACGCCCAGTCCTTATCACTCCACTTTCTCTTGCCTGGGATTTTTAATCCGTCCAGCAATTTTTGTAGAGCCTTTTGAAGTATGGTGGTTAGCTTGCCCCAGAACGTAAGTTCCTCGGCGCTCATCGTCTCAAAGCCGCTTTCACCGATGCGTCCAGCAAGGTCGGCAGCATACTCCTCTGTGGCATCACGCCTGAACTGCTCACTCTTCTTACTTGCCTCAGAACGAGCCTTTTCAATGTCAGTATGATATAAAGTGTTAGTATCCTCGCCCTTCGCCTCATGCTCCTTGCGCTTTCTCTCGCGCAATCGGTCCACCTCAGCATCGTACATCTTCTGTGCCATGCGGTCAATCGTGCCGCGTATCTCGTCCTTAGACACACGATAAAGTTCATCAAGAGCATTGTTCAGCTTCGCTTCATCGGGGAACAACACACGTAAACCATCATGTCCCACAACCTCATGCACAAACGTATTTTCAATATCTGCCATGTTAGCGTTGTTTGATACTACAATAGTCACCTCGCCAGTTATAGGATTGAAGCTGCCTTTCATTCTGCGCTGACGTACACTTGGAAGTGCTGCCACTTCTGCCTCTGTGCGGATTATGCGCACAGGAGTATGCAGACGTTCAGACAACTCGGTCACTCTCTCGCTCATGGCGCTTTCCATTACTTCCTTGGGTTCTCCGACCCACTTGCCAGCCGTCTTCGCATTGATGCGTGCAATATCCTCGTTGCTGATGAATGGCAGTTGGCCCTCACGTCCAGGGATAACATCACGACCCTCCCAATTCTGCTTGTCGAGTGCAAGACTTTCTACTGGTGTCAGTTCCTTACCATCCAACTCGAAGCGATAACCCATCTTTTCCAACTCCCTGCGAACCTGCGGTACAAAGCGGTTGTAGTCTCGGTGGCTCTTCAGAGCCTCACGCTTGCCAGGATGCTTCTTCCAATACTCGTCAATCATCTTCGCCTCTTCTTCGCGTGTGAGCACCTTGTCTATTTTGCTCCAACGTGAAAGATACAGCGTGCGGCCGTTGTTCCACTGATGTGCGCCAGTAGGCAACAGGGCATAATCAGCATGGAATGGCTCGTCTATCTCCGATTTTGGAATGAGGCTGCGAACCACAACAAGGTTCGGTCTCTTATTTGCCTCGCCAAACTGCGTGTTCAAAGGTGTTTCAATGGCATGGTCATAGGGGTCGTATGCAGCCCACAAACCCTTGTCTTTGGGGTTCTTCTTCAGGAAGTACTGCAACTGTGCCTCCTTGGTCTTCGGCTTTACGAATTTCAAGCCATCGTTAATCTGCAACTCTGTGCTCTTCTTGCCGTCAACCATGATGTAGCCATTTTTGTTGAGTTCGTCTAACTTTCGCTGCTGCTCATCGGTCAGTTTTATCTGCGGTGGATTGCTGTAGTTCCACTTTCCACCCTCCAATGTCCTGCGCTCCCCTGTCTCAGCATCGCTGAATGCCATAGGCGAACCGAGTGTATCATCCTCAAAGGCCTGCACATTGCGATACACTGGCACAAGTTCACTGTCTGGCAGTGCCTCCAGCTCCATTGCCTTCGGGTCGTCAGCATCCAACAAACGGAACTTGGTCTTGTCTTCTTCCGATTGACCAAGTTTGTTATACTCGGCATCGAGTTCTTTCTGCTTGGCAATGGCTTCATCAAGTTCTTTCTGCTTGGAGAAGGGCGCATCGCCCTTAGGCATGGTCTTCAACATCTCGCTGTTGGTATCATACTCACGATGGTACACCTCGTTGTTATGAATTATCTGCTCCAACAGACTGCGGAATACAAGACCTGCCTGTGTCGGGTCTTGCGGCATTCGCTTTGTGTAACGGATGCTCCATGCGTTGTTGCCTCCAATCTGCACCTCGTAGTGTGAAGACAGCAAGTCATCGTCTGTGACAAACACGATATCGGCACGCTGACCGAAACCTGCAAGCACCACTTTTTTATTGTTCTTCAGTTGTTCGAGTATATACTGACCAGCTTCCTTTGGTTTGTCAAAGTTCTGTCCATAATAGGAATCTTCCACGGTTACCTTGACCTTTGAGGGATATGTGCCTTTATCATCTGGTTTGAAACCCTCTCTTTGTAAGTCATGAACATCACTATCGCTTAACGAGATAAGGCGTTTCAAGTTCTCCACTTTCTTTGTCACTGTCTCGTAGTTCTGTCTCTTGCGCTGTTGGTCACGCAAGAAACCATTATAAAGAGACTTCAACTTCTTCACCAACTTATCTTGCTTTGATTTCTCAAAGATAATTGGATTGCCCGAAAGCAAAGCAACCATCTGTGCAGGGTCGATATTGCCGTTTTCGTCAGCATCACCCTCGTCAAAGCTACGCTCACCAGATATGGTTCCCATCTTAAACTGCGTGAACATCTTGCCCTTCGCGTCAAGTAATTGATACTTGTATAAGTCAAGGCTTCCCTCAGTGGCATAGTAGTGTACACGTACCTTATTATTGAGGAAATCATGAGCCACAACATTGCCCTGTCTGCTACCACGACCAATACACTGCTCCAAGTCGGCAGGTTGCCATGGCACGGTCAGCATGTGCAGGTCAGTGATGCGTGTCTGTACATTCACACCAGTACCCATGTTTCGTGTACCTCCAATAAGAATGCGTACTTTGCCGTCACGCACCTTTTGGAACAATGCTTCCTTTTCCGTATCGTTCTTCACCTGCTGAATGTAGGCTATCTCATCACGTGGTATGCCATAGTCTTTTGTCAGTCGGTTTATAATGTCATGATATGCATCGTATTTATTGCCCTTTGTTGGAACACCAAGTTCACAGAACACAAGTTGCACGCCTTTTTGCTCCTTCATTTCGTCATACGACTTCTTGATATTGTCACAGCAATAGGAAATCTTACCAACACTATCGTCCATATCTGGGAACACAAGGCGCGGACTGACTGCCGCTTTTGCAGATATACCCGATGCGACAAGTCCCCATGGGAATTTCTTCGGGTTTATCGGGTGAATACCAAAATAGCTACCGTCCTTGGTCCGAAGCATCTTCACAACCTCGCGGTTTATCTCTGCTACTGCATCTGACTGTGGAACAATCACCGTCTTGCCGTCCACCTTTGGCTTGGGTAGTTGCAGGTTATAGTCGTTGCGCACATCGGCTATTTCCGCATAGAGTTGCGACAATTCTGGAACATTGTCGAAATAGCGGAAACGGTCTTTCATCTTGAACTCGTTGGAAACACCAGCCTCTAACTCTGACGAATGTACGGCAAAGGTGCTTGCCCATGCGTCAAAGGTCGGCATACCCAACTGCTCCAGTTTGCGCGGGCGCAAATAGTTGAGCAAGTTGTATATCTCAACAAGAGAGTTTGTGATGGTCGTTCCCGAAAGGAATACTGTACCCTTGTCACCTTGGTGCATCTTCTGCAAGTGACGGATGCCTGTCAGCAAAGCAACGGCTTTGTTTGAACCTGATGCTTCGCCCAATCCTGCCACATTCTGGTAACTTGTGACATAGGGCAATGATTTGAACTGATGACACTCGTCCACAAACAGATAGTCTATACCCATGTTCTCAAAGCAGAACTCGCGGTCGGTGCTACGGTCAAGTCGTTTCTCCAACTTGGCGTGCAGGTTCTGTCTGCGCTTTTCAAGCGATTTTATCTGTCGCTTGGTGAGCTGGCTCTTGTCTCCTGTGCCATAAAGGTATTCAATCATGGCATCAAGCTGTGCAAGCTGCTCATTCACTACATCGCCTTCTGCCTCCTCAGAGTGAGGTATCTTGCAATATTGCTCATGGCTAACGATGATACAGTCATAATCGTTAAGCGAGATATTAGCGAAGAACTTCTTGCGGTTCTCTGTACTGAAGTCCTTTTCTGATGGTGCAAGAACACGCGCGGTAGGATAGGCCTCCTTGAACTCGCGGGCTATCTGTGGCACTGTTGACTTCAATGCCACAATCATAGGTTTCTTGGCTATGCCCATTCTGCGCATTTCCATAATGGCAGACTGCATTACAAGTGTTTTACCTGCACCTACGATATGGTCAACGATACCGCCTCGATTATTGATGAGCATCCATACGGCATCTTTTTGATGCGGACGGAGTTCCTTGCCCATCAATCCAGGCACGTTGAGGTGTGAGCCATCCCACTTGCGGAGCACTATGCGGTTGAAGCGGTCATTGTATGCTCGTTCCATTATCTGTATTCTTGCATCGTTACCAGGCAACCATTGCTCAAAATGCTCTCTGAGGTCGGCCACCTTGCTGTTGGCAAGCTCGGTTGCCTCCTGGTCTATCCATGTGTTGCCGTCTTTGTCCTTACGCACAATGCGGAAGTCCTTGTCTTCAAGTGCTACTTGGAATATCTCCTTGATGCTCTTGTCGGCTGTCTTCCAATCATCTGCCTGTCCTCCAAGTTCCTTTTCTTCAATATTGATTTCAAAGGAGTCGGTTTCGGGAACGTACACCACACCACTCTTGATGATTTCTCTACGCTCACCGTCAACCCACTCATAGTTGCGTGAAGACGATGCGTGCAATCCAAGGGTCTCTTTCACAAAGTCGTTGAGCACTTCTTGTGGTATCCATCGTGCACCAAGGTGTATTGTGATGTCGTCGAATGGTATAGTGGCTGGCTGCACCTGTTCCAACTCCTTGACATTGCGTTCAAAGGTCGGGTCTGTTGCAGCTGCGGTCTTTGCCTCCTCCAATTTGGCTACTACATCGCCACTGAGGTATTCATCGCGTGTTACATAACGGTCTGTGGCATTAGGCTCCTTGAAAACAAGGTCGCCACACTGCTCAAACCAGTCTGCGCCCAACGTCTTTTCGATATACTCGCCACGGATTTCACCATATTCTGCTAACGAGGTGGTTATGGCTTCCTGCGGTGTCTTAGCATCTTCAAGTTTGAGGGCTGGCTTGATTGTGTTCTTGGTGAAGATGTCGGACAATCCTTGGAACTTGCCGCCTTTCCATACTTCAAGTGCTTGCAGTGTATAGCCGTCAATGTCACTGAGGATAACAGCGTTGTCGGTGTCCTGCAATTTGCCGTACTTGCTGACGAACTCACCGTAGGCTCGTTTGAGCTTGGCACGTAGCATGTTGAGCTTCGTGTCCGAAAGTCCATCAATCTGCCCTGCAATGAGTTCTTTCATGGCTGTACGCACCTCGCCCATGGCAATAATGCGCATCTTCTGCTTAGCCAGCTGTGGCTGCTCCTCAAACACTCTTGTCACCTCGCCATACTCATTCTTGGTGGCGGTCAGCACACCGACCTTGCCGTCTTGAATAACAAGGTTGCCTGTACTTACCCAGTTGCCATCACCTTTATACTCCTCACGAACGGCTTGTTTAACCTCACGTGATGTGCGTGTGGTGTCAAAGAGCATTCCCTTGCGGTCGCCAACAATGCGCTTCACTGCTTTCTCCACCTCCTTGGCTATCTGGTCGGTGGTCAGTTCGCTATGCAAGCCGAAACTCTTGTCGTTATATTGGTTCCCTGCCACTACATCGCCTATCATGTTCTTGCGGTTGCTCGCATAGTAGGCATTGTGCGACACCTTTTGCTTCTCACCATTGCGTTTGTTGGGTGCAGTGGTCTCGGCAGAAGACAGAAATGCTTGTTCGCGTGCAACATAGTCGGGGTTCTCGCGCGTCTTTTGTGCATCCTCTTCATCTTTCCACTTGCGGATATAGATGATGTCGGCCATTGCGCCTGTGCCTTGGAATGTGTTGTCGGGCAGTCTGACTGCTCCGAGGAACTCGCCCTGCTCGGCAATGTATCTACGGATATGCTGGTTACTCTGCGTATCCATCACAGCAGGACTTGTCATCATGGCAACAATTCCGCCAGGACGTGTAAGTTCGAGCATCTTCACAGCATAGTAGTTGTGAATTCTCTTCTGTGCCGACCGCTTAATAGGGCTATTGTCGTTCTTCCATGTCGGGTCGTTTACTTCGATGTCACCAAATGGCACGTTACTTGTCACCACATCTTGCGAGTTCGGTGTAAGTCCTGACTTTTCAAAGCCACAAATGCGCACATCAGCATCTGGATAAAGGGCGCGTGAAATCTGTCCCGAAAGCCAGTCAAGTTCAACGCCAGTTATCATTGTGCGCCCTTGAATGTCCTTCGGAAGTGTTCCCTCAAAGATACCGTTGCCCATTGAGGGGTCAAGGAAAGTGCCACCTTTGAAACCTGCAAGCGAGAGGAAAGAGTTCATCGCACTTGCAATCTTGGTCGGAGTATAGTATGACGATAGGGCAGCTCGCTTGATACCTGCAAACACGCCTTTCTTGCCATCTGGGTCAAGCGTGTCTATTGCATCTGCGAGTCTATGGTATGGCGAATTGCCGTAGGTGTTCCTGCGCATCTGGTCAACCGAATAGAACTTGCTCAGCTGGTCTATCTGTCCCCAACCACGGAAACGAGAAAGTATCTGTTTTTCCTCATCGGTGGCCTTACGTCCCTCTTTGAAGAGTTTGGCTATTACCTCAATGGCTGACACATTGCCCTCCAAACGCTGTGCAGGAGTGTAGTTGTCGGCTTCATTGCCGTCTGTGCCATAGTGGAAGTTATTTGTAAACTTGCGCACAGGTGTACGCTGCTTCTTTACGGCAGAAGGTCTACTTCCCTCGCCAGTGGAGCTGGCAGGTTCTCCCGAAGAAAGTTCTTTTCCTCCTCCGTCAGTCTCTCCTGTCTGAACAGTGCGCGGTCCAGCAACTCGTCCACGCTCATCCGTGGCTCCGTTGGAAACTGTTCTATTAGCTGCGCTCTCATCACGTCCCCGATTTCCGACTGGTGGTTGTATTCCCCCGACCTCATCAGTTCCATGTACTGCTCCGTCAGCTGCTTCTCGTCCGTTCTCACGGCTTGCATCAGTTGACCGCTCTCCGTCAGTTCCTGTAACTGCTGTGGTGCGTTTTCCTCCATCAGTTCCAGTTTCATCAATGCCCACGGTGTTCGGGCGTTCTCCTCCAGCCACTGTTTGGCTTGGGCTACTGCTATTGCTGTCTGCTGTTCCATTATTATTCGGTTTATCGAGCGGCCCAGCAAACAAATCGCCTACTGGCTGCTCTGGTTTAACTTTCTTAGTTGTCTTTTGGGCTGCTGATTTAGGTTTGCCTACTGGCTTTTCTGATGCAGTATGCTGAACACCGCCATTTTCAGAACGCCTCGTCACATCATCATTAATATGTATGCCTTCTGGCAATGCCGCAACTGCATCCTCGTTAATACCATCCTCGTAGAAGTAGCCACCCTCATCATTTTTAGATACTATATGTCTCTTTGCAAAAGCCTTATCAGCTATCTTTTCACTAAAACCCTTGTCATTAAGCAACTTCTTGTAAGTTTCCACATAACCATCCTTACGCAAAGACAGACGCACATCCGTCATGATTCTCTCACCCAAAAGTGTACGAGCAGCTTGCGCATCAGGATTATTATCCACAAGTTCCTTGAATAACGGATGTTCCGTTATACGCTTGATAAGTTCAGTGTCGCTGATTGTGTTTGATTCTGGCTTATGGCGCAACTGGTCGGGATGAGCATTAACCCACAAGACAGGAGCAAGACCTGTATCTATGAGGTAACCTCCCTCATCATTAGGATGCGCCACAACAGCATCAGTCCATGTGCGGCCACCATCGGTTGAATACTGCACCTTGTCACCTGCTGCAAACTTACCATCTGAAACCTCAGTACGCTCAGGTAGATACTTGTAGACTTCACGCTTCACCTTATCCAACAGTTCTGAATACGTCACGTCTTTGTTAACCCATACATTTATGCCATAGCGTCTGTCATAGCGGCCATTGCCATTAGGATTATCCACGCGAAACATGATACGAGTCACTTTGAGGTTGTCACCTTCAAATTTGGCAACACCTCTACCTGCTGATGGTACGAGTTGAATATTCACATACAGCTCACGCCCCTCTTCCAATGGCAAGTGCATACTAACATCACCTCCTAAAGGAGCAATGTTTGCCACAGCAAGCGGTTTCGTCTTGCGTTTACCTTTCTTGTCGGCCTCTCCGTGTGTAGCCTCGAAGCGGTCAAGTCCAAGGTCGTCAATCAACTGACTTGCAAGGTTTGCCGCATCCTTCACGGCCTTCTTCTCTGCATTACGCATGTAGCCGTATGCCTCGTTGTAGTCCTTCTCCACCTGCTCAGCCTCATAGTAGCCAAGCAGGGCAAGCTGCTCATTTACCTTGTCGAGGGTTTCGTCTACTCTTTCGGATGCTCCTCCAAGTTCTTGTCTATCGCTTGAAGTTTCTGCGAGATTTTCAACTTCGCTTGCAACAGACGTTGCTTTGCTTCCAATAGCATCTGTATTTGCTGCTGTCTGTTTTTCGGTTTCTTTTCGTTGCTCATTTCTTGTTGCTTTTAATTCATTGTTTGCTTTTTCTGCTGCCACTTGTGCCTTGCCTTCCTCAACTATCATATTGGCTTGGGCAAACACATCTTTATGAGGCTTATCGAAGTTCTCCACATCAAAGGCATCAACTTCCTCTGTAGGAGTAAACATCGCTTGGTCATAACCAGGAATGCGTTTTGCACCCTCATAAAACGATTTCAGCCACGGCTTGATTTTATAGCCGAGACGGCTGACCATTGCCTTTGCAAATTCGGGGAATTTCACAAAGCCTTGGTCAATATACCCCAATGAGTAGTTCACACCTGCATTGTACACAAAACGTCTCTGTTGAGAGGTCATCGCATCGGGGTCACGGAACTTTATACCTCCGTCCAACTCTTCATCGCCAATACCAAGCAATTCACGAAGAATGTCCTCATCATGTTTCATTTCATCAGTAATGACAAGTTTCTTCTCACCATTCAGCTTTGGTTGCTCAGCTTTAGTCGGCTCTGATGGCTTCTGCTCTGCCACATCTGCGACCTCTACACGGTTTGCAGGCTTCTTGGCTGCGGTCTTCTTGCTTGCCGTTGGCTTCTTCGGCTCCACTGCATCGCGAAGCTCCTGCGCTGTCATTGGCTGATTATCTGCAACGGCTTCCTCATTACCAACCATTTCTGCGGCCTTGCGTGCGTCCTCTTCACTACGGAACATCCAACCACCGCTCTCACGGTCTTTCCAACCGCGTGCTGGGGCAAAGCGTCCCTCGCCTATACGCTCCTTAGCAAACTCCTTGACAGCACGCTCTTGGTCGGCTGTCAAGTTATGGTCAAACGTGAGCAGTGAAACATCACTCGTCTTACCTTTCTTGTTGGTATAGGTAGATGGAGTGATGGTGTACCCCTTGCTCTCGCTTGTTTTGGTCTGCTTTGTTTCAGCCTTTGTAGGTGTCGCTTCTTCCTTAGCAGGAGCATTGCCTATTGTCTCTTTCTTCACCCCAGCATACTCCGCAAAAGGTTTGGTCTTTCTCTTGCTCGACTCTATCCACTTTTCAAAGTCTTCGAGGTTCACTGCCGTCACGTCAATTCTGCGCCCATTCTCCCAACCCTTTTCATAGTTGGAAAGATAGGCGTTCCGTGCCTCTTCCATACTGTTGAAGCCAAGCATCACCTTGTGTTCGTCAAACGTGCCGTCTGGGTTGTACTGGTCAACCACAAACACATATTTGCCGTCCCACTTATCCATATCTTCTGCAAGGAACACGTCTATATGGTCGCCGTCCACGCCCTCCGTGCCACGGATATAGCCGTAGGTATTGTTCATCTTCACGCTCCACTTCTTGCCATTGGCATCCGTACCGCTACGCTCGCTTCCCTTTGGGTTTTCGATGGTAACGTCAAACGCGCCAACCTTCACGTGGCCCATTTTGTAGTTACCTGCCTTCTTCTGGGCTTCGGTGGGAGAGGTCTCTACTTCGGCCGACGCGGATTTTACAGCGGATTGGGTGGAATTTTTCGGTCTGTTTTCTTGGGTGGATGGGGAGGATTCTGTAACTTTGTCGGTAGATAACTCCCTTTCAGCAGGATATTGGTCGGAATTGGGCCGACCCAGAAGTGCCTCTTGTTCGGGAGTTATTTCTTTGCTCTTATATATGATTTCCTCATTTTCAGAAAGATTTGCATTACTCCTACGACCAAACAGAGTAGTTATAGCGTTTACTTCTATGTCTCGTCCAGCGTTTTTCACATCAGCGCCGACAACAACATAATCCCCTTTTTCTGTTTTAAGTGCAGTATATATACGGAATCCCTTCTCTTTATTTTTAAGCTGCGTTATAGCAAACGGATGCTCAATTGCATGAGGAATTTGCTCCCATTCAGACTTTGTAAAATCATGCGAACCATCCTTTCCGAAATGACGCGCAATCACACCATACCTGATAGTGAATTTTGAGCCAGTCATTCCAAGATGCTTCATAAAATCGGGGGCCTTCGCGAAGTCAAAAAAATTTCTATTGAAAATCTTTGAAGCATAATCCTTTCCTTTTTTGTAGATTGTATTAAGGACATTTTCTATTGTGGAGTTTAATTCGGATTCTGCTTCTTCGCTGGCACGCTTCGCTTCTTCTTCAGCCTTTCGTTTCGCCTCCGCTTCAGCTTTCTCTTTAGCTATCCGTTCCTCCACCACCTTTGCTCTCTGCTGGGCAGGAACTTCTGCTATAGCCTTCCACTTGTCAAGTTCTTCCTGCGCTTTGGCAATAGCCTGTGTGCGTACTTTAGCGGCCTTTACCTTTTCTGCAACAGAAACGCCAGAAGGCAATTTTATCTTTTTGGCTTTCTCCAATGCCTTCTCCTTGTCTTCCACCATAGACTTAGCAATCTCTTCTGCTTCTATCACGTTTCCCGCTTCCTCAGTCAGACCAGTAAAAGCAGTTTCGGCATCTGTCTGCTCATAGATAGGATTTCCGTTTTCGTCCTTTGGAATGCGCTCCAAGGCCGTAGGCTTATGCTCCTGCTCTGCTTGGGCAATAGCAGGTTTTCCTGCGTCTTCCTGCCCTGCCTGCGTAGGTGTAGCATCCACCTGTGGCGCGACTTCCGTGTCGCCCACCGCCTCTGTTTCATTCCAAAGCACATTGCCGTTTGCATCAGCAATCTCAGAAACACCGCTATCGAAGTCCGCAAGAGGGATGCGGTCTACCATTTTCCCATTATATGGCGCGTCAAACTCAATCTCCACGCCGTCTGCTGACAGATTGGTGACACGTCCACTGACGGCATTTCCGCTGCCGTCTTTCATCTTGACATGGTAATCGTATTTGACTTCTGGCTTCGTTGGCTTCTCAGTAGCATCCGTAGCTGACTGAGGTGTGACACCCTCTGCCGCTCCCTGTGCGTCTTCTTCCGATACGCCCTCTTGCTCCTTGTTGGCCAAGTTGTACTCCTCATTCATCGGCCCTTCTGCCGCATGGTATTCTTCGTCTGTCTCATCCAAATACGGCTCAATAGCCTCAAACTTACGTCCGCGGCCGCGTTGCTCTCGGAATACATCAATAGGGATAAGATAGTCATTGTTGTTTTGGTCAACGACTAAGACGCTTGCAGGATTCCCTTGTTCGTCATTGAAAACACATTTAATACCAACTTGCCGTCTATGTCCCTCTTCGTCCATCAGAATACCGCCTTGACCTGCCAGCGGAGTGTCCATGTTTAGATTGATAAGTCTCTGCTGTTCCTTATTTTCAGCATCAATCTTATCGTACTTCCGTTGACGCTCGGTCATAGCATCGGATTCTTCAACAATACCTTCCACTTCGGATGCAGGAATCATTTCAATAACACCATTACCTTCACTGACAACAACCGTTTCACCTGTAATGCTTCCGTTTTCGTATCTTCCACGAATAAGGAACACTGGCTTCTCCCTTCCTTTCACGTTCACCAGAATAACCTTTCCAGAGCCTCCTTCGCTGTCTGCTTCGTTCTCGAAGGTTATCTGTCTGATTACGCTGTCTGCGTGCTGTCTGCGTATGCTTTCGTCAGAGGTGATGCCATCCATCGCGCCCTTCTGCTGCTCACGGGCATTCAGGTAGGCCGACAGTGCAGCGTTTGCGGCCTTCTCGTCAAGCCCATTTTCCTTTGCAACTTCCACACCTTTTTTCAACTGCTCGGCAGGGGTCTCGCCAAGCGTATCGAGGTATGCGTCTATATCATCAGTAACGCCAAGTGCTGACATAGCCATTTCTCGCGTGTCAGCAAATGCCTGCTGAGCCTGCGCATATTCCTGCGGTGTCTGCATGTTGCGACCTTCTGCGTAAGCATGAATGGTCATGGCGTTCATTTCGTTCAACTCCTCGCCCGTGAGTGAGAAGGAATACTTTTCGCTAACAGCATTATTAAATACGGCTTGTGCCTTCTGTGCTCTCACGTAATTAAGGAACGCCTTCTTTTGTTCGTCTGAGAGAGATTTATTCTGGCATACGCCTGCATATATAGCGTTCACCAATGGCTCACCCTCCAGTCTGAGGATTGTGTTTTGAATCTTGTCCCAGTTCTCGTTGCCAAATAAACGTCTTGCGTTGGCTTCTGCTTTATCATAAGCGCTATTGACAGAGCGGAGCGTTCTGTAATATTTGACAGAACTTGCAGTGGAGGAGAAACCAAGCATAAAGATTGAGGAGGCCCAGACACTCAATGCCGTGTCAAGATTTTGTCTGCTATCAAAGATGTCTGCAAAGGTATAATTTTCATCGAAGGTAGCCGTCATCGGATTGGCGATATATTCTTCCAATACCTCATTTACAAATCCATCATAGCCACCTTTTTCAAATGTGCCATACACCTTTGACATAGCCTTGGCAAAAGCGCCGTTTTGTATCATGTGGATTGTTTTGTTATACGGCAAGGCTTCGCCAAAACTGCGGAGGCTAATCTTCCCGATGCCAAAAGCCTTGGCCACAGGCTCCAATACGTAAGTACCAACACGCTCTGAGACGTTTTGTACGAGCGTGTTTAATCCTGAGTGTAACAAGGAGTGCCCCCAGCTCTTTTCTTGCTGTGTGCCCGTTACGACAATACGTTGATTTTCATCAAACGTGTAATTCATCAAGCCCATCTTCTCAATTGCAGCATCAGAGATGATGCGCGGCATCTGAAATGAGCTATCAATCACACCAGCGGCATTGATAGCTGCCAGTCGCGTTGTTGCTCGGATGGTGGTATCAAAGAGCCAGTTCGTGCCGTATTTCGCGGCCATTCTGCTTCCACCCCTGATAATACCTCTTGCGGCAACATTTCCTGCGCCATAGGTCGCTATCGCACCAATGGTGAAGGGGAACGAATATCCAGCACCGAATGCTGGGCCATAAAGACGGCCTTCCCCGTGTCTATGAAATGCCGACATTGACTCTTGACTGAGCGAACGTGCAAGCCCTAAGCGGTCTTTGGCTTCCTGACCCATTTTCCCTTCGTGCGCTTTCACTGCAACAAGGTTTTCACGCAAATTATAAAGACCGAAAGTCCAGTTATCCAAATCGGAGATACCTTCAAGAAAACCACCCCAGGCTCCTACTTTATCTCCTGTGCGTAAGGCTTCTAACGCCTGTGTATATTTCTTAATGGATTCTTCTAATTTTCTTATATTTCCCCTTGCGAGCGCAACTTCATCGCTACGTTTTACGCCTTCTTCAGTAGAAGATTCTAAGAGGTCTTTGTAAAAGCTTGGATTAAACATTTCTGGAATATAAGACCCCTTGACTGCATCATGGTCTCCAAATTGCTTAAGCCGCTCCTGCTCTTTCTTTAGCGCTTCTCTGGCCTGCGCAATCTGCTGTTGCAAATACGTCTCCTTGTATGGAAGTTTTTTGGAGATTTCGTTATCCAACTCCACCTTGGCTTTTGCTATGGCATCCTCTTCGCTTTCTCCATTCTTAACGACAACAGGCACTATTTGCAATCTGTCATCAGGGTTTAACAACACCCCCTCTTCGTTGAATTTTCCTCCTAAACCTATTTTAATAAGTTCCTGCGCATCATCCCATCTGCGCTGCTCAATCATGTACGGAAAATAGATAATATGGCAGACTTCCCCGTTTTGAAGGAAGTTGCCGACCACTCTGTTTTTCTCGTAGGGGTCTGTATAATCCTTTCCTTCTTCGCCGAAGGTCATCTTTTCGTATTGCCGTCTGAATAGCTCGCGCTGCGCTTCTACTCCTCCCCTTAAAATGCTTGGGTCTGGCGCTTGAAGCGGTCTGATACGGCCGTCTTGAAATAATACAAAAATCGTCTTATTCGTGCCATTATTATAAATGTCGCTTGCCATTAAGGCTGTATAATTGGCATGGTACATTCCGTTCAACGACACATCGTCGGGGTATGCACCATCGGAGCGTTTCAGTCTTCTCTTTTGGTCTTCCTGCTCTAATTCAGCGGTTATCTTGTTTAATTTATTCTTATCGTAATTTAATGCTTCATTCCATCTTAATTCAGAAATCCATGCAGGTCTCTCCTTGCCTAATGCTTGAAGATTCCTCGCTTGAAGATAGACCGCATTAGGAGACATGCTCGCTGTCTCCTGTGTATAAATACTACCAAGCCCTCTAAGAGCCTTCCACTTTTCATACCTCTCCTGAATATCGCCGCCAAGCGATGCAAAAGTGTATTCCTTTGCACCGCCGCATACTTGATTCTCAAAAGTAAGTGCCGCCTCAAATACTGAATCCAAGTCTGCATCCTTTGGCAATGAGCGTATAGGGATATATCGTGCTGTCTGATTCAAGCGTACATAAGAATCCTCTTTTGGCTTCTGATAAGCCTTCTTCTTTAGGTCTTTTGCTGCCTGATTTGCGAGTTCTTCAAGGGATTTTGAGTAAGCGTTGTTCGATATTTCTTCTGCGGCCTGTAGATAATAGTCCGTTCCTGCATTCCTCATGCGACTTACATTCGGATTGAAATCTTGAAGAGTGTCGATAGGGCGTTGATTTTCACTGACTGCCTCAGCGCTCACCTCTGGCTTTTCTTCTTTCTTAGCTTCTGGCTTTTTTGTTGGCGTGACTTCCACGGGCTTCATATCCTTGGATATAGAATCCGCGCCCATAGGCGTTTGTTGTGTCTGCGGGTCTATGGCGTGAAGACCTATCTTTGAAGCAAAATCTTCGTAGGTATCGCCAATATAATCTACACCTCCCTTCTTCATAAAGTCGTACACTTCTTTACGATATGTGTAACCCTTTATACCTGGGGCGTAAAAATCATTATAGAAAGTATCGTAGTCCTTGTCATAGGCATTATTTAACTTCAACGTATTATATAATGCCGTGGAATATTTATCACTGCTGATAGGTCTTTTATCTTCCGTATTCTCCATATTTATCATCACTTAAATACTTGTAAATCATTAGATTGTTTGATAGGCTTCGTTTCGCCATAGCTAACCCATTTTCCCTTGCTTCTGTCGAACTTTATACGCTTCCCTTTATCGTTATAATAGACCGCGCTGCTATTCTGCTTGGCAGAAGGGATGTATCTATAACCTCCCTTTTGGGTGGTTTTTCCAGCCCCAAACATAGCACCATTCCTCTCTGATGTAGAGTTAACATAAGCGCCCTTGTACTTCTTTGCTGCCGCATTAGCTTCTGCCTCGGTTGCATAGACGACATGGACGGTGAACTCCTTGGCCCTCTCGGCATTCCCAGTCCCTCTCGGAACGTAGATATATCGGTTCATGCGCCCCTGCTTATCTGGCTTGCCTGTGCCGCCTGCACTTGTTTCGCTCCTATACTTATCGGCTGCTGCCTGATTTCTCGCAATGGTAGACGCGCCGACGGCAGCGCTTGTCGCGGCACGTTGCTTGGCAACATTGAGCATGCCCTCGTTATGTCTTCTTTGGTCTTCTGCTCTCTGTTTGTCGTTCTCGGCTTTTGCCTCCGCTGCTCTCTTGCGCGTATCAGCATCTTGTTCCTTGATTTTAAGCTCAGATTGGGCAATAACGCGGTTGAAGGCGTCTTGTGCAAGTTTCTCTCGTGCTGTTTTTGCGGAAAGTTCCTGCTGCACGGCTTGCGTGTCAAGGCCGTATTTTTCTTTGAGAACCGCCATATACTTTGCAGCGTCCTTCTCGCGCTGTGCTACCATCTTATCCCATCGTGCCAAATTGGCCTTACTCATAGAGGCATTGGGATTATAAGCGTTAGGTGCGCCCTTTGTCGTGAAATAAAGGTTGGAAAGCGCTTGGATGCCGTCACTGATAGCTGAATACAAAGCTCTCTGTTTGGCTCGCTTGTTCTCGCGTTCTTCCTTCTCTTTGGTGCGCTTAAGGCGGTCTAATGTCTCGTTGAGATAGTTGTTTAATTCCGTCAGTGAGTTGACCTGCGCCTTATATGCTTCTGAGGGTGCTTCGCCCTTCTCGTTCAAAACGCGATTGTAGGCTTGCTCTGGCGTCTCATCAATGTTGGTTGGTGGTGTGGCGGTCGCCTGTGGCGTTGTCTGCTGTGCTGCCTGCGGTATTCCGTATTTCTGCGCATAAAGTTGCGTGGCAGTTTTCATATTCTGAGGTTCATATAACTGCGACTGCGGAATGTTAAGCGGTGGATTGCTCGCCAATGATGCCTCTGTAACCGCTGGTCTCTGCCCATAGTTCGGATTGGTGTTACCTTGGATGGCAGAAGGCGCTTGCCCTCCAGAAGAGGTCTGACCATTCTGCCAGTCCACGGGATATTGAGGATTAGCCTGCGGTGTGACAGGCTGCTCCTCCTGTTTTGGTTTAACTCCTAAGATGTCACTTATTGCACTCATACTTTTGCGTCGGTTTTCTGTTTCAAATCCTTTTTAGCATCTGCCATCTCGTCAAAAGCAAGCCCCGCCGTTGCTGCGGCTTGTCCGACACCTTGGATGGCGGCTGCGGTATTAGCTTGTTGTTGCTGAGACATCTGTATCCGTCTGTTGGCGAAGTTCTGCGTGTTGGCGAGATGCTGATGTTCGATTGCGTCACGTTGCGCCATGCCTTGTGCGTTGATATTGCTCGCGGTCTGAGCGATGGCATTGTTGTTTTGTTCGCGTGCAGCCGCTGCTGCCGCCGCCGTGCCGCCCATCACGGCACTCTGCCCTGCCGCCGCCTGATTACGTTTGCGGATGCTGTCTTGCGTCATCGTGATAAGGCGCTGTGCAGAGGCACGCTGTGTATTGTCAGTATTGTACTCCCTGTCATACCAAGCCTTCTCTGCCGCTTCCTGCTCTTTGAGGAGACGGCGTTGTTTACGGGCTTCACGAGCATTCTTGATGCCGCCGAAGATGGCGCTTGCTGCGCCGACACCTGCTGAAATAGCTGTTCCTATTGCCATAGTAGTCTGTTTTATAAAGATATATATATGAGGCAAATATAATCATGTATCTTTGCTATCGGTTTATAACTTTATAAAGCGAAATGGCAACGGCAGTAAGAAAGTGTGGAAGAAAAAAAGGTACGCCGAATAAGGCTACACAATTGGGTCGGGAGACTATCGCAAAGTTTCTTGATGCTTACTCTTCCACGGGTCTCATGCACGAGGACTTTATGAAGCTAAAACCGCGCGAGCGTCTTATAATTGTTGAAAAACTGCTGCAATACCACATGCCGAAGTACCAGGCAATCACTTACGATGTGGCTATTACGGAAACAAAACTTTCCATTGAGCAGAAATTGAAACAACTTTGCGGAGAGTAGATTTTTCTTCATAATATTTATTAGTTTTTTCATTGGCTGAAATGCCCTGACAACATCTTTGCTGTCGGGGCATTTCTTTAGCCATAAAGGGCCTGCGCTCCTTGCTGAACGGCCTGCATGTTTGTTCCTTGCTGTATCTGCTGTTGAAGCTGCGGCGGTAATCCCTGCGGCTGCTGCCCGTTAGCGATTTGCTCCTGCTGGCTCTTTACACTCTGCAAGAGACTATCGGCAAACGGGAAGTTACCATTTTCAAGCAACTGTTCCAACGATATTTGACCACTCCGCCAAATCTCCATTAGGAAGTCATTGGCGAGCTGACGGTAAACAGGGGATGACGCACTATCCTCAATGCTGAGGTCATACTCAACGTCCTGCATCTTTTCTGGGTCGTACTCCACTTGTGCGCCCCTTCTTCCTGCAATATTGATAATGCGCTTGCTGTCGTAGTATTGCTGTATATTCTTTACCGTCTTGTACGCGCCGTCTATTATGAAGTTGTTGAAACTTTCAAAAACATCACTCAACGATACGGCTGCATTGTTGGTCTGCTGAGCATAAAGCGTTCCGCTGGTTCCAGACTGGGCCTGCTTGCCTTGGATGGCTCCAGTTACGCCGCTCACATTCTCAAAAAACTTCAATTGCAGACTAAGTATTTCATTGATGCCAATGTTGGTTGAGTTGTTCACCACCTGTTGGGGGATGCGTCCGCTCTTTCCTGGCTTGTAGAATACAACACCATTAAACTTACGCCATTCGCTGGCAAAACGCTTCATGCTAACACCTTCGGGGATACAATCGGTAGGAATCATAAGCACACCCTTTGCCGTGGCGCGTATCAGCCAGTCAAACAGGGTTATCAGTCGGTTCACGTAACGCTGCTGGTCTATGAATCCACCCATAAAACTCTTAATAACGCCATCAATGAATGGATATGCCTTGAATACGTATGGATGACTCTTATGGGCGTAGGGTGTCTCGCCCTCATCCAAAATATATCCAAGCGGAGTAATGAAGTAATAATACCAATAGGAATCCAAAAACGCCTCGGCCTCTATGAGCGGTATGTCGTCTTCTGCCATGCCAGCGGACGTACCTTGTGCGATTCGTTGTTCGTTGACGCTTACGACAAGTTCTTGGTAGTCCGCTTCGTCAACCTTGAAGTATTCTCCAGTATTGAGGTCGTGACATCGAAATCTCGGTTTCTGTTCTTTCCTCCACACTTCTATCACCCTGCACTTGTTTGTGTCTTCGGCAAAGAGAAAGTCAAGGCGTTTAAGGTCAAAGTTACCAAACTGACGCATAGAATAACTTATCTGCTCACGAGTTCTTGCGCTCTTGTATATCTCTTTAAGGTATCGCGCATCATCACTACTCTTGGCAAACTGAGAGCATAATTCTTCAAAGGTAATATCGTGTATCTCACCAATGCAGTTGACATCCCATCCTCTGAAATCTCGCACGCCGTCATCAATGAAGAAATAATTTGGATTCACATAATCAATCCAGCAATCATTGTTCTCATTGCGCCATTCATACGACATACGATGCACCACAAAGCCGCTGATGAGAAATTCTTCAAAACTTCTTGGCTTTACTTCATTCATTCTGTTCTTCTGCATCACGCATTGAAGCACAGTACTCATGGTCTCGCTCAACTCCTGCTCGTCGCGGTCTCTTGCAGAGCAAAACGGCTCTTTGTTTTGTGAACGAAATACGCCGAGCATACTGCGCATAACGCTCCACATGTGGTTGTTCTGTAAAGGTTCGCTACCCTGTGAACGGATATAGTCCGACTCGCGCATCTTCGTGGTGCATCCGAGCCTTCCTTGCACTTGAATGTAGTCACCAAGCTGGTCGCCATATACATACCTTCTTGTCCTCTCGCGTTCCTTGCGGAAGGTCTCCATATTGTTCCAGTAGTCCTGCACTTGATAGAGGATGGCAAGCCCACGGCGATTCCCCTTTAGTTTTGAACGCTCAACGGTATCAAATTCCACATTGGGTTTGACACGTCTTCCGCTGACAACGCTCATTGAAAATAATTTGTCGGCCATAAAATCATGATTTTTCACGAAAATAATAACACGGCGTGTTATGCTTTCAATATCTTTAAAATACAGATGGGGCGTACCAATAAGCACGCCCCATCTCTTCACGTCAAAATCTTGTTTACACTCTCTTTCAGCATACGACACATAAGTGTTTTCATGCGGTAGATGCGTGAATTTTTCAAGGCATTTACCCTTTGCTGGCTCATGCCGCTTAACTCAGCAATAGTGCCTTCGCTCATTCCTTTTTCGATTAGGTAATCAACGAAAACCACACGTGCATTCACACTTCGTTCACTTCTACTTGTCGTGAACTCTTCAAAAGATAAACCGCTTGCGTTCATTGTAGCTTCAACGGCTTTATCAAATAATATCTGTAATTGTTTCATTTTAGAGGAATTAAAAGGTTGAATAATCTTTTGGACTATCCTCGCTTTTTGCTCCTCTTGGAATAAACAAAATAATACCACGCGCCAATTATCATCAGCAATACCGCTGCAAACTGAAACAAGCAGTCTTTGAATCGCTGCAAAATCGGCGGTTTCTCCTTCACCGTCTTGTTTTCTTTCTCCTTTCTCGTCTCTTTCTTGTCCGTTACACTCGTCTGCTGCTCTTCCTGCTTAGCATTGATAAAGTGCTTTGCGTTTCGGTTAGAAATGATTTTCTTTTCGCGTTCCGTATCGGTGCGAAGAACCTTGCCATCTGAATCAACCGTTACCATTGTTAGCTCGGTAATAAAGACGGTGTCGGAGAGATATACGGTGTCAGCAATCGTAAGAATCTGCCGTTGTATCAACGTGTCACGTCTCTCTATCCTCACTGAATCCGTGAACTCTTTCTCAACGATCGTTGTCTTGCGCGAACATGAAACAAGAGAGAGAAGAACAATAAAGAATAACAATGCCTTTTTCATATCATCGCAATCAAAATGCCTGCAACATCGCAAAAGAAGTCCTTCCACTCTGATGTTCCCTGCCCTGTGAATCTGTCGAGCAATTCCTTGGAAACGGCAACCAACAGCATGACGGCTACCATAACCCATACTGGCAGGAAGATAAGTGCCATCTTGGAGATAATAGTCATTACGATAATATGTGTAAGGCCATCAATGCTAAGTGAGGCAGCGAAGCCTGCCACCTTGCTGCATAGCTTGTAAAACCACTTAATCATTTGTTCAAAATAAGATTGTCGTACATAATTGAATTAATTCGGCGTTCCCATCCTCTAAGGTTTTCTTGCTGGCTCTTGTCGTTCTTAACAATACTCTTGACGAACAACAACCGCATTTGCTTGATACGTCCAAACAACGGCAAGCCGCTTGTGCTGTTGACGGCAGCCAACGTCTTGTTGCCGATGATGCCGTCAACCTTCACGCCTACGAGCTTCTGTAATTGTCGCGCCGCCGTGCCAACGCCGCTTGCCCATGCCCAATCAACCATGATGTTAGCAACATTCTGGTCTGCTACCTTGTCAAGTCTCAGCGCATCCCAGTACATGGTTTTGAAAATCTCCTCCCATTCGCTGGTAGTCATCGCTTTCAAGGTTTCAACCGTTGCAGGCTTGCCCTTTTTAGCGCAATACCCTCGCCACGTGTTTATCGTCACGCCCTTGTTTGTCGCGCCTCCTCTGTCGTTCTTTCGGTTGCAAAAACCGCCCTCCCATGATAAAATGAAGGGAATTATTTGTTTGTAATTTGCCATGTTGAATTATTTTTGTAATTTTGTGGTGAAAGTTCTGAGAAGGTTAATGATGTATGCGTCTCAATGTTCGCACGTCTCAATCCATTCAGAACTTTTTTATTTTTATAATTCCTCGATTAATCCATACTACGACTTTTTCTTTCTTCGTTGAATAGGTTCTCGAATATCCCTTGCGAAACCTTACTGCATACGCAATAAAGGAAAAACTCTTCGAAGGTTTTATTCTCGCCACACGGTTTATATCGATATTTTTACGAACTCGAAAGTAAGTCGTTTTGTTATTAATTTTTACCTCATGCCTATGGGGAATATGGTTTTCAATTGTAACTTTAAACTTTCTCCTTCTTTTGTAGGTGTAAAATCGAATATTTAATAAATCAAGTTCATCGTATTTTATAAAACCTTTTGAACTGCCAATGCCTACTGGCTCGCAATAAGAAATTAGATTTCTTTTATCACTGTCTACGACATAAGAAGTGGAAGGAAGATTTTTTAGGTGTCTAATCTCGTATTTTTTGGATGACAACATTAATCCATTATCCATCAGAAATTGATTTAATCGCTCAGTCCTAATTATCTTAATATCCCCCGCCTGTGCGTTACTATACAAGTTTGTAGTACGGGTAATCTTAGCTAAAACATGTTGAAATGGTACACGATTAATATCATATAAATAGAGATATAAAACTAATAAATAACTTACGCGTTCTGGCTTAGTATCTCCATAATTACTGTCTATTAATCTTTTTATTTCTGCAATGCTTTTACCTTCAATATCAGTTACAATAGGACCACAATAAAAAACAGACCCTCTGCTCCAAAATCCATTTTTGTCTATAACATCATACATAAAGGCAACGATATTTTTAGTGCCAACTTCGTATCCTTCTTGTTGAATACTTGGGAAACGAAACACCGCTGAATCATCCAATTTATCCAAATCAACCTTGAATTTAATCCTGCCATCGTGGAAGTAATAAAAATTACCCTTCTCTGGTGTCATCGGAATGGCCTTGTGTACAATCAATTTATTAAATCTTTTTGCCCCCCCCTGTTGACAAAACTTCATCCCATTAAACACAATCTCCCCATCCGTTGTGTAATGCACAACAGGGTCGCCCGTCTGATGGTCGTTTGTAATTGCCTCCCCTGTCGTTGACCCGACATCCACTTTAAAGAATCTCCCCTCTAACTCATTCCAAGGGGTTACAGGATTATTGCTCATCTTACTTCTCCTCCTTCGTTGCCTCCTCAAACGCCTCGCCTGCATCCTTATCTTTCTTCTTTAGTATAGCGACAATAAAGCGTTTAAAAGAGAAATTAAACTTCACATTATGTATAGCGCACACGTGGCCTTTAATACTATCCAGTTCAAATATGGCAGCAAAGACAGAGCCTAACGCACCGCCCTCCTCGTATGTACCTATACCCATAGGTTCAAGGAAAGACTTGCCAAGCAGCGCACCCGTCATGATGTAAATCATGTACTCGATGAATTTGCAAACGGTTCTTCTCCCTGCTCTGCTATATCTGAACGATTCCTTTTTCACCTTCACGCTTTCAGTCAGACCCAAATAAAAGTCTGCAATTATCATGAAGATAATAAACAACACCATCCACCGCAGACCGTAAAACGTCTCTTCTATCTCTGTCGGAATGGTGTAATACGCTCCAATGCCTGCCAAGGCAACCAACGGATTTAAGATAAATGACGATTCCATCTTTGTCCCTCCTAAAGAAAATCAACCATTCTATAATAGGCATCACTGAACTCTGCCTTTCGTCTGAACTTCGCCCACATCCAAGGAATCGGAAGCAGCGTCTTCCAATTGTCCTTGGCCAAGACGTCATAGGCGGCAGTGTAGTACGGCATATCAGAACTTGACCACAATACGCGCCAATCTGGTTTCTTAACGCTCAGTTGCACGCATTGAATGTTGCTGAATCCTTTGAGGCATTCGGCAAGTTTTCTGAAATTGTCGTACACCTCAGTGCCTTCTTCGCATTCCCCTTCATAGGTAAGCAGATACATCGTCTTGACTGGCGAAGATGCTGCAATGCCGTTTAGTTCTGCCATGAGTTTTAGCAGGGATTTCTTAGCTTTCCACAAGCCATGTGCGGCAACGAATCTTCCTCTGCCATTGTCCCATTTCACGCGAAGGTCAAACAGACGGCAGCCGCATCTATGTTGTTGCACTAAGGTTTTTGACTGGCATTTTGAAAACGCGGAGACAAGGAACGACAAAAGGCCGTCACCTTTCTCTCCTGTAAGGCTGTTATGTGTTGCAATTTTAATCATGTCTTTCAGTTTTAATGGTTCAACGTTCCTGCCTCTTCCAGTTTATCAACGAGTGTTTTGCAGATAATGCGTAGATGGTTGATGGCAAACTTCGCCTCGTCAAGAGTGGTGACGCTTGGCACGGCCTTCAAAAACTCGTACTCACTTTGCAGATTGAGGTTGGCTTTCTTAACGCCGCCAATACTCGTTGTTGTAGCACTGGCAAGTGATATGATGCCGTTGTTGTCGTTTGTTGTATCTTTATATCCCTCTATGCCGTCATCCGTGACATTCAGACCATCACCGACCTTCACTATGCCGAACTGGTTTTTGGTGGCTCTGTTTAAAACTATATATTCCTGAGGAAGAGCTCGAAGATAATAGTAGCCTGTCTGTTTATGGTTTCCGTCTGTTGTTTCGTAATCATAAATAACATTTTCTTCGTAGCCCTGAATATGATTTATTGTCGCGTAAGGCTGTCCTTGTCTTGACCACCAAAACACCGTTACCATCATATTGTTCGCCACAGCTGATGCTGCATCGCTCTGACCGAAGAAATTTACATAATTACCAGCTGCATCTCCGACAGCGAATAAAGGGTATTTCCCACCATCAGCAAGAAGAAATTCTTTCCACACAGGAGGCAAACTGCTTACTTCTTCCGCTGTCAGTGTGTAATTCTCATTTGATACCATAGCCATATTTTGAATCGCCTGCCCAAAATCCTTAATAAGCTCATTATAGCCTGCAAACTGCACACCATTAAACACAATATTCCCCTCTGTCGTGAAATGAATAATCGCTGGATTCGTAGCCTTCAACGCCTCCTCTGTCGAAGTATTCACGTCAAACCTAAATATGCGACCTTCAAGTTTTTTCCAATCAACTGTTGCCATAACCTTATAAAATAACAACATTCTCTGACAATGTGAAATGACAACATCTGCACATTGCCAAAGAATGCTCATTAAACCACACTTAGTTAATAATTAGTTTGTTTACTTGTTTTTATTCTCCCCTCCAACAAGATTAATATTCGTAATCTCGATAACGTTCAGAAGGCGCATCGTAAATTCATGCCATTCCTTTTCGAAAGGAGCAACCATCTCTGGCGTGACGTGAATCTTATTCAGCGTACCAATGATGTTGACGATAAATCCTTTGACGTTGACAGCCTCAAACATACCTTGGTCGTGCTTCATAAAGAACTCGTACAAGTCAATCCAACAAAGGCCCTTGAACACCACATCCTTAATGATGTTGGTTGTATGCGTCAGAGAATCTTTACGCATTCGATAGGTGTAGCCGATGGTGTCAGCATACGCTACCTTGTTCGCAAAGAACATCATCGGAATAATGGTCGGCGTGTCCTCGATATAACGCCTATCGCTATATGGGACTTTGTTGCAGATTTCCTTGCGGATTATCTTGTTATTCATGAACACAATGCGCTCACCCCAAAACTTGGCAACCTTGTCGCGGCCTTCCGTTATGCAATTGCCGTAGGACGTGGCATCCCATGAGCCATCCTCTTTGAGGATTTTCACGCCGCCGCTGACAATATCCGCGCCTGTAGCATCGGCTCTCGCAAGCAGTCTCTTGACAAAATCAAGGTCAATGTAATCATCGCCATCAAGCGTCATTACATATTCTGCATTTGCGTAGTCAATGCCGCGTCTGCGCGAAAGGCCAGCGCCAACATTCTCTTCATTCTCCAAGAGAGTAATTCCCTTGATTCTTCTGAGGATGTCAAGCGTACCGTCTGTTGACTTATCTTCAACGACAATAACCTCACACTTCTCTGTCTGATTCAAGGCGCTTGCAACACTCTGTTCAATATCTCTTTCAACATTGTATGCCGTAATAACGATGGCACATCTGTACATTTTTCTATTCATATTTCTTGTATGAGAGGATTAGGCAGGATGCACATCTGTACACCCTGTCTAAATGTTAGTTTGGCTATGCCAGTTTCAAAAGGTCTTCCAAAGCGGAGACACGCCTTGCCAAAGCAGAGATGTCATTGGCGGTGGCGGCGGTAATTACTTGATAAGAACCTTCTATTTCTTTTCCCCAATTCAAAATACCATCTTCGTCAACCGAAAGCTCTACATTATTGGCAATTTTTACTCCACTTCCAATTGCAACTTTATGTGCAACATCGTGTATAGCGACTAGGCTCGTCCCAAGATTTGTGCCTATTATTGTAGTATCAGAAATATCGACACCTTCTCCAATAGTAACATTTTTATGAATATCGACACCTTCATAAAAACGGATACCACTAGTAAAACCAGCACGAGTCAAACCAATAGCATCAAAACTCTCGCTATTTTCAATTAAGATTTTTTCACCAATTTGCGCACCAGTACCAATAGATACATTACCATAAATATAAGCCTTAGGACGAAGAATCGCATAATTTATGCCATTCAAATCCGAAAATTGATATCCTCCTCCAACGACATCACTCTCTTTTACAATCTTCACATCCCCAATCTTTCCATCCACCGCATCAAGTTTCACCTTATCAGCAGCAGACATAACACCAGCCGTGGTAGAGGTGGCAGGAAGAATACCAAGGTCACTTTCCGTAGTCGCCTCTCGTCCGTTGACAAAGGTAATGGTCTTCTTGAATGATACGCCATTATCCTGCGCAAATTCCTCCTGTGCGAATTTCACATTTGCAACGGCGGTGTCTTCAATTTCGCTCTTCTTGGCATAGCTCGTCAAATCCTGCAAGCCCTGCAAAGCGTCCCAGTTCTTGGTGGCAGCAGGGTCAATGGCAGCACTAAAAGCAGTAACACATACCACGTTCACGCCAGCAGGATAAGCCTTGCCGTCAATGGTTATGGCATCGGTGATATTCCACACATCGCCAGCCTTTGCAGAAGTGAGAGCCTTCAACTGAGCGGCAGTGCATGAACCCTTAGTTGTGTAGACACTTCCAAGGGCAGAAACCTTCTGGTCTGCATAGCTCTTGGCAGAAGCGAGAGCGCTGTTAGCCTTCGTAGTCGCGTCTGTGGCGGCAGCACTGACGGCCTCCGTCTTCTTGGTGTCAGCATAGCTCTTCGCTGATGTCAGCGTGGCAGTGTCCTTGCTGTCAATTTCGCTCTTTGAATAAGTTTTGCCGCTTGCAGAGGCGATAGATGCTTTCAACTCTTTGTTGATGTCGCTCTGTAATTTATCCTCTTCAAGGTCAACGACCTGTGAGGCTTCAACTGCAACACCGTCACTCGTGTCTGATTTGATACGAGATGTATACTTGATATAATCGGATGCTACTCCGTATTTTTTTGCCATTTCTCTTTAGATTAATAAAGTTCAACATTATGTACGCTCACGCCCATCTTTGATGCCATACGATACACTTTGTAAGTGATGCCAGAACCTGTTGCGTCAGCCTGCTTTACAAAGTTGACTGGCAGCGGCCCTTCGCGACCAGCGAGGTTATTTGCCAAGTTAGGCGAAACAGTAACATCAGACGGAATCAGAACATAGCCATAGGGCTTTTCTGCCGTGAAGGAGAATTTATACGTGCCGTTTGAATTGCTCTGCAATTTCGTGCCGTTGACCTGAGCAAGGAACTTGGCCATCTCAGTCGCATCGCTGACAGGTGCTGTCTCGTAGGAGCTGACGCCAAACAAGATTTGATTATAAGCGTAAACAGTCTTTGATGCAGTTCTTGAAACTCCCTTAACGGTAGCATGTACGTCAAAGAGGGTAGTCGAACTTGCATTTACAGTGCCAGAATAAACGCCAGTAGACTTCTTCGTAACGGTGACAGAAGCGCCTCCTGCAGTCATCGTTGGCAGTGCATCAGCGTCAACATTCGCACCTGCAAATGTACAAGTGACGGTCAACGTGAATGCCGTTGATGTACCCTTGACGAATGTTGCGGAAGGTGAAACACTAAACGAAATCTTCGCCTTTGCGTCATTCTCCTCCTTAACCTTTCGGTTCACATACTCTGCCTGCGTGTCCGAGATTCCACGGATAACGGCAGAGGCTTCATACACGAGCGCATTTTCGCTCTTGACCACGTCAACGCGGCCTTCTGTGCCTGCTGTGTCAGCCTTTGAAGCCGCCACAGAGGCTTTCTCTCTGAATTTGATAAATTTTGCCATGTTTTTTTATTTTGTTTTTAACTCATGAGTTTATTCGTCTGTTTGATTGAGGTTGAGAAGAAATTTGAGCATCTCAATGTCAGCTGAAGAAACGCCACCGCCGCCCTGTCCGATTTGCTTGCGCAATTCATCCACTTGCGACTGAAGCTTCTCCATTTCGATGTTGACAGCCGATAACTCTTCTTCTATCTTATTGAATTTTATGCTGTCCTCGTAGATGGCCAACTCGTTAGCATCAACGCGCTTCTTCAACTTGGCGCTATCGCTTTGAAGATTGCCCACCTGCATACCAATCAGATTGACGTCTTCCTCTGTTTTGTCTTGGCGCTTTCTTAGCTCGTTGATGTCGTCGTAAATCTCCATTCTTATAGACGACACCTTTGCGGCATTATCGTCTATTTTCTTTTCAAGGTAGGCTTTCTCGGATGTTATGCGGTTGTCAAGATTGTCAACATTACCTTTTAATTCAAGGTAGTTGGCGTTGATAAGATTACCGATAGCTGTAGCATTGCCCTTGATTTGGGCAATCTCTGTATCTGTCGCGTCTGCCCACTGACGGGCGGCGGCTATATGCTGGGTTTCCTCCTTGTCTGTTATGGTGACACTCTGCGCGTCTGACGCAACGGCAGTAACGACGTTAGGCTCTGCGCCTTCTAAAATGGTGTCAAGCTTTACCTTGTCGGCACCATACATAAGGCCATCTATACCCCTCTCTGCCATCGGGAGGGTTACACTGCCAGAAGTGATGTCGCTGATATATTTCTTGCCATTGATGTAGATAACACTGGCACCGCCAAATACGGTTTCATTCAGTACAATACGGCCGTCTGTTGTGAAGCACAATACATGTGCAGGAACAGAGGAAGACATGGCCACATTGAAAGACGTGCCGACATCAACCCTAAACGGTTGTTCTTCGATATTTCCCCACGCTTCTCTTGTCATTGTCTATTGTTTTTCTGATGGTTGAATATGAGCATGTCTGTATGCCAATGCCGTCATTACCTGCATTTGGTCTACGGAAGAGAATACGGCAGCGGCCATTGCTGCATTTGCGTACACAATGGCGCGTCTCAACTTTGGGCATATAGTAATTTTGCCTTCTTTCGCCACTGGCTTTTGCACATATTTGAATGATGCGACCTTGGCAGTCTTCGCGCTGCAATAAAACTCCAATACGTTGTTTGGTACATCTATGGCAATTGCTGGGTGTCTTGGTGTCGCACCAATGCCGCTATATTGGTCTTGAAGACGTTCATAAGCAGGAGTCTCCTGTGCGGTAGGCATTGACACGGCGTAATCCCAGTCGTTCATCTTAAACGATACAAGGCGAAGGAAATCACTCGGCAGGGCAACGCTTCCTGCTTGTATGGCGCTACCTTTCTTCTCCTTTCCCCATGATACGATGTAGTCTTCTCCCTCCTTGACGGCATCATCGCACCCTTCCAACATCTCCAATGGCGCACCTTCTTCAATAGCCGTTGCAGCGTCAACCATTGTGGAGCGTATAATCTCGTCAAGTGTCAGCGTATCGGTGTCTCCAAGCATGGAAAGAGCCTTGCCGTCCATATTCTGGTCAAGCGCCACTCGTACCTCTTTCACCAAATCGTCAATGTTGCAGGTCTCCATATCTTACTGTTTGTCGTTGTTGTCCTTTTCCTTGTCTTCCGTCAAACCTTTAAAGATTACCTTATGCTCGTAGGCAGTAGACAATACCTGTGGAAGGGTTTTCATACTTGAACGCGGAACACCGAAGCGCTCGTTAAGAAATTCCTTGGCTTCGCTCATCGTGTCAACTTGAACAACCTCGGGTTCTTCGCTTTTTGTTTCCTCTTGTATTTCTTTCGGTTTCTCATCCTCCGTCACACGATTCAAGAAAAACTCCTTGTCATACAGGTAGTGGTGCTCCAAGGCCCAAATTTCTTCTGGGTCATTGGTGACGAAGTAACTTCCAAGTCCTGTACAGGTATCGAAATTCACATGTCTGTGCCTTCCATCTTCAAAAGTGAGGTCAAGAGATATAGTACAGGGTGCAATATATTTTTTCATGTCATTAAAATTAAAAACGCGCCATAAGAAGCAGCCTTTTTCTTATGGCGCGGAAAGTTTACTTATGTGCAAGCTGCACGCGTGCATGTGCCTTTGGATAGCGTAGGTACAAGCAGGAGATTTCCTGCAAAACCGCTGCATCCGTGTTGCGGATTCCTGCCTTCTTCAAATCAAGGACGTTGCGCTTGAACGAAAGGAAGGTTTTCTTTGTGAGGTATTCGGGGTCAAGCACAAAGCCGCAATCCTTCATCTCGCACTGATTAAACAACTCGTGGTGAATGGTGAGGATTTCGCCGAAATCGGTTTCCCATGATTTAAACTTCAAGTTCCATTTCTCAACAGAATCCTTCAGGCGGAATTTCTCTGACTTAACCTTTGACAGGGTAGCAAGGAGGTCGGAGCCACAGAACATAATCTTGCGGCCGTTACTCAATCCTGTACCTACAAAGATGTCGCGTGAGAAGTCAACCAAGTCGTCATCGCTAATAACGCAAGCGTTTTCCTTTTCGTCCCAATGGCCAATGGTGTACTTGGGGCAACCCATCCACCAAATACCCTTGGTGAAGTAACGAGCCATACCGTCTTTTGAGGCATGCTTAATAACATTCTTGTCGCCGAAAAGAATACTCATCTCCTGGGTCACACGCATATCGTAGATAGCGTCTTCTTCGAGGTCGGTGAAGTTCCAGTCAACTTCCTTATCGCTCATCTTGTCAATCGTAGACTGTTCCACCTGAATCATGTAGTTCTGGCAGTACTGCTCTTCTGCGGTCGGCAGATTATTGAATCGGCCAGTCTGTACATCCAATTCTCCGCATGACTTCCCCATACGTACAAGAACGGTCTTTGCGTTGATGGCAGGAAGCCAAATGTTGTTGCTCGTCTCGGTTGAAACCTCACCATTAACGGCAAACACCTGCGGATAACCTTCGCTGTCCTTTCCGCACACGCAAAGGACGAGGTCGGGCACCACTTCCTTCTTGGCGTCATAGGCGGAACCATTCTCCTTGGTGACAGCAGGAACACCGCAAACGCGAATAGTATCATCAATAGTGAAGATATTTGGGTCTTCAACCTTGAGTGATACGCGGTCGCCGCCAGTCTGCTTAACTACCGCTTCTTTAAGAAGGGTCTTAGTTGGACGTGTTCCTACGCTGTAGTACTTGACAATAAATGAATCCGTCTGTTGGGCGCTTGCCTGTCGGCTGATTTGGTCAATCGGCGTTGCCATAGGACGGATTTTGCAAATCTTCTGGTCAATGTCTTTGACGTAGAAATCGGGGTCTCCGTTCTCTCGTCCGTGCTGCATGGTGGCGGCACCTTCAACATTCATAGGCTTTTCTGGGCTTGCCGTGCCGCTGTCGGTCTTACCTGCGTCGGGCAAATCGGCGGCGGCAGCCATCATGACATTACCGCCTGCACCCAAGACAAAGCATAATACACTAAGAAGCAGGAAGCCAACAAACTTCATTGCTCCTTTAAAACTGATAGTCTGTTTCATGTGATTAATAATTGTATTTGGTTTATTTGAATTTTGTTCGTTTTTCGTCAGAATCCCAAATGCTTCCGCGACTGGCGATAGCATCCAGTGCGCCAAGGTCAGGGCTGCTCTGACTTTTAGACGCGCCACGGCTCTTTCCTCCGAGTGAAGGAACACCATCGCTATTCTTACTTTTTTTCAACTTCATGTCTATTTTCGCGTTGCGACCTCTGATTTCCCCCGCGTTTCCTGCTTCTTGCACATCCATGTCGTGCGTGATGGATTTACGGGCGAGGTCAAGGCTTTCTTCTGTGAACTTACCTACGATAGCATCTGATGCAATCTGAACGATAAACTGAAAGGCTTCATCTACTTGTTCGTCTGTCAAATTGTTTTTCTTTTGCCAGTCGTCTGCGGCCTGCAAGGAATCGTCAAGGTTCTTCCTATATTCCTCCTCAAGGCTCTTTTCCTTGGCGACACGTTCAACATATTCTCTGTTCGCCGCTGCCACCTCTTCCTGCTTCTCTGGGTCGTTGGCCATATCGCCGACATCCTTTCCATACAATTTGATGAGCGTGAGGCGAGGGTCGCCACCATTGGCGAAGTCGGCAAACAGTGCTGCGTTGCGTTCGTCAGCGTTGAACATATTCGTCAACTTTCTTTCGTCTTCGCGGTAGCGGTTCAATTCGCTCTCCGTACTGTCGTAGTCGTCAGAAATCTGGCCGAACATAGCCTCTTCATCATCAAAGTTTTTGTCGGGATATTTCTCAGAAAGTCGCTTCTTGAATGCGTCACGCTTGCTTGGTGTAGGCGTGGCCTCTCCTGCCGATGGAATCTTCACGTTGCCATCACCCGTACTAACTTGTTTATCTGCCATATAATTACTTGTTTAAGTGCTTTGAATTATGCTTTTAAGCAAAAGTAATTATAGTTAACTGCCAAATTCGCTTATCTTTATAACGGTAATTTATTATCTTTGCATTGTCAAAACATTTTACCGCATGAAGAAAAAGTTTAGTACGATAGAATACGAGGGCGAGAGAGCGAGAGAGGTTATACATGCCTGTCGGGAGACAATGAAAAAAGTGAAGCATATCAATGTCCTTGACATCTTCGCAGAGGCCGTCAAGCAGCCATCGTCTCGCTACTGGGTAAGCGAGGACCGCGCAATCTATGTGATGCGTCGGATGCTTCGTGGTGACGACCTGTCTTACATGAGGCAGACGAAGCGAAAAATGTTCTACGAGCTTTTCTGGCGGTTCATCGAATGCAAGAGAAAGCACGAGGATGCAGGCGTGTGTAATATTGTCCGAAAGATAATATACACGCCTGCATCCTCATTTTTTCTCACATCGGCATCAGCAAAGGCAATATATTATAAGCATAAGGATGAAAAATAGCAATCTTGACATAAATATCTTGTTGGCGGTCTCGTTGGCGCTTTTCGTGTTATCGTTCATCAGCCAAGATTCCGTGCAAATTTCACGGAATATGGCCTTAAATCGCCTATTTTATCCCCTTTTTCACGCCAACTCGATTCATGCGATTTTAAATATATTTTGCATTCTTCAATTGGCGTTCTATTACCGCATGTCGCGTTGGTATCTGCTGGCATCTTACATCATTGCCGTAACGGCACCTTCCAGCCTTATTGAAGGGACGATTGGTTTTTCTGGGGTTATCTTCGCAGCACTTGGCCTATATTCGATGATAGTAACAAGAGGGTGGGTGATTGCCGCTCATGTGGCCTTATATTGTTCGCTGACGGCATTATTTTCGTGTGTGAATACTCTACTGCACCTTTATTGTTATGCGGTTGGCTTCGTCTGCTCACTATTAATAACTGAAAAACAATGGTGGAGATGGAGAAAGATATAGAGCGGATAATAGCAGAGGACAACGAGCGCATGAAGCGCTACCATTATGAGCCTAACCCGATAACAGGGGAAGGCTATTTTGGCGAGCGCGAGAAGATTGAGATAGATGACTTCCCGATTCCTGTGCAGTTGGTTCCTAAAAGGATGCTGAAGATACCGTTCGTCAAGCAGCTGGTCAAGCATGGCAGTATAGAGAACTTCCTCTATGAGGTGATGGAGGAGGAAAACACGGAAGAGGCACGTGACACGGTTGTGCAGCAATTCATTCGATACCGCATCCGCTATGATTTCCCCTTTTTCTCGGCCTTGTTCCTGTATATTAAGGCGAAAGGTGGAGGCCGTGACATCCTCTTTCGCTTGACACGCCCACAACGCAGATTGGTCAATCGCTTCATGGAGCTATATGAAGCCAAGAAGCCAATACGTATTATTCTTTTAAAGGCTCGTCAGCTTGGCGGTTCAACACTCATTCAGTTGTTCATGCTATGGATGCAGATAACGCAGGAATACGGCCTTAACTCGCTCATTATCGCTCATCAGTCTATCGCATCGGACGAAATCCTTGATATGTTCAACAAGGCAGTAACGCAGCTGCCTTCATGGATATTACATAAGCTTGGAGAGCAATACAAGGCGAATGAATCTACATTTGTCAATGTCGGCCACAGCGGAGCCATTAAACGTGTTCCTCAGCGAGATTGTAAGATTAAGGTCGGAACCGCTGAGCGTCCTGATTCCTGCCGTGGTGGTGACTACAACCTTATCCACCTCTCCGAGGTTGGTCTATGGAAGACAACAGATGGAAAAAGCCCAGAAGACATTGTGCAGTCTGCCTGCTCTGGTGTCCTCTATAAGCATCGCACAATGATAGTGTATGAATCAACCGCTAAGGGTGTAGGAAACTTCTTCCACCGCGAGTTCCTTGCTGCCTTTGAGGGGAAATCGCAATTTGAAGCTATCGTTATATGCTGGTATGACATCGACCTTTATGTTCTGCCATTCGCAGACGATAAGGAAAGAGAGAGCTTCGCGCGTTCAATGTATGAACATAGGAACGACACAGAAGCATCTTCTGAACGTGAGGAATGTGGCCAATACATCTACTGGCTATGGCAGAAAGGTGCAACATTGGAGGCCATAAACTGGTACATAGCTGAGCGCCGAAAATATTCAGACCATGCCCGTATGGCCTCAGAGTACCCCTCTGATTACATTGAAGCCTTCAGCTTCAGCGGCGAAATCGTCTTCGACCGCCATCAAGTAGAAGAATTGCGTCACACATGCAAGGCTCCTCGTGCTGTCGGTGACATCGTGGCTGACGCTAATGAAGGCATGAGAGCATTATCTAACGTTCGTTTCAGCGAAGAGAAGAAGGGTGGTTTGTCAATATGGGAATATCCAGAGATATTCACGGATAACACGGTGGTTACTGACAGATATTTGACTGTTGTAGACATCGGTGGTCGTTCTTCCAAGGCAGACTGGTCGGTTATTGTTGTCTTCGATAGGTTCGCCATGCAGTGGGGTGGAAAACCAGAGGTTGTGGCCCAGTGGTACGGACACATAGACATGGATATTCTCGCATGGAAGGCAGCACAGATAAGCAGATATTACGACAATGCAGAACTGGTGATAGAATCCAACACGTTAGAGACGCATGACAGGGAGCGAATGGTTGACGGCGACCAATCTGGTTATATTCTCAACCGCATCAAGGATTATTATCCTAATCTATATGCTCGCGACCAATCAGAAGAAGAAATATTGCAGAACGCGCCTAAGAAATATGGGTTCCACACCAATACAGCGACCAAGCCAATTGTCGTCAGTGCATTGCAGCGAGCGGTGAGAGAGAGACTCTATGTTGAGCGAGACGGCAGGTGCCTCGACGAGATGATTAGCTATGAGCGCAAGCCAAATGGCGCATTTGGTGCCATTCTCGGCTGCCACGATGACCTGCTTATGACGAGAGCTATTGGCATGCACATCTGCTTCTCTAAGATGCCGCTTCCAAAGATAGTTGACAAGACAAGATATGTTGAAGAAGTCTTCCAACACGAGATACCAGGTAAAAATATTGACAACGAAAAACGTTAAATTATTGAATATGATTAGATTACTTAAAAGATTAAAAGCAAAGATGGTCTATAGTAAGGCCGTCAGAACGGCGGAATCGGCATCAGCCAAGGACAACGGCAACCGCTATTATGTGATGCCTTCAACTGTTAGAGGAAAGGTGATTATCTTCGACCGCTCTCAGTTTAGAATTTTAAAGCGAAAGCACTACGTCAAGGAATCAATGAGTATGCAGGATTGTGTAAAGAATTGCTTTTATCATACGCGGGATAAAGCAGGGAATGTGATGCACCCGCTGCTCGTTGAGAAGGGACGCAAACGCTTCTTACAGTGGTCTTTATACAGAAGAAAGGAGGAGAAATGAATATAGTCATCAAGAAGGAGGACGTTATAGACGTTGTTTCGCGTTCTGTAGCGATTCTAAACAGACAGCTACAACAACAGCAACAACCGCAGTTTCTCGGAATTGACGAGTTTACGCGCCATTTCGCTGAAATTGATTGGACGAACGTGTGGTCTGTAATCACAACGGCAAGCGAGCGTTACATGACCTCTCTCAGTGAAGGGGAGGGAAGCATTACACTCACGCTCTCAATGCCGCCACGTTACACTCTTGAACAGGCACCATTACAGCAGACATACAAGAATGTAGCCGCATGGACTATCATGTCCTTGTACGCGGAGAAAAACTCGGCACCAGCGAATATTTTGCAAGTAATATCTCAACAGGCTAATGTCTATTTGAGTCTACTGAAGGATTCTCTTGCTGGCCACCGCTCGGCACCAGTGAGGAAAGAGCCGAAGAAGGTAAAAAATATTGACAAGATAAATTGGTTGTAATATGAACAAGACACTGACGATTCATATATACTTGACCGAATTGCTTCATGAGATTGCTAAGACATCGTGGCAAATCGGCCGTTCTCGCAAGGGAATGCAGCAAGTATCTCACGCGGAAGACATTCAGGATATAGATGAAGAGCGGATATTGCGCTCCGTGCAAACGGCAATGAAGGATGTGAGGATTGCTCTTGCTGAATACATTGTAGAAGGTGCGACGACGGCAGATAATATATTATTATCAGCAACACGCAAGGCCGTTGCAGGCGATAACGCGATAACAATGACATGGGGTAGCGGAGTGACCGAGCAGGAAGAAGATAATGTAATCACCTTCGTTCTCCGCGTTCCTTCCAATTACGCGAATGGCCAAACTGATTCACTCGCCACTTCTACTCATTCCTATATTGTGAACTACGCCCTGTCTGAATGGCTATTGCAGACAGACCCAGCAGAGGCAGGGAATTACAAGCAGATGGCAGCAGAGGCGTTGCAACAGTTATATGCTGCATCCTTCGCGCGTATTCAGCCTCGCCGTGCGCATGCACCGAAAAACAAAAAACCACTAACCAATAACGAAGTGAGATATGAATAACTGTAGAATACCACGCACAACGAGAGTGACAATAAGACTGAAGACGAATAATCTTCTATACGACATCGCTCAAGCAGGATTCCTTTCCGCTGAAGCTGTTGCATTGAGGTATCAGGATAATCAGCATGTGAAGCACCGCATGAAGGATGTTGTAGAGGATGGTAATGTTGACATTGTTATCCGCGAACTTGACAATGCCTACACGCATTCCATGTTGCAACTGTCTCAGTTCGCGCCTCCTTCTCCACGAGAAGAGGATATTACAATGACGGATGATTATAACGACTATCGAGAGAGCTACGACTATACCATACTCATCAACTATGAGCACGTACGCTTCCTTGCTGAGCGCCTGACCTCGCTGCTTCATGATTATCTTGTGTCATCTGCAATCTGCCACTATATCTCTGTTGTTGCAGACACATCACACTCGTCTGAATTATACAAGCAGCGAGAAGAAGATACCATTGGTGAGATTATCGCCATGCTATCCATGTATGATTGTGAGAGACCAATCACGGCTACAATGTGACGAGTATTCTCGCCAATTGATTCATCCAACCATTCCCGCAACAAGAAATTGCGGGAATTTTTGTTGCTTAACTGTTTTATTTATTTTCGCTTATTAAATATCTCTCTATCAGATAATTAACCTACAATATTGCCCCAATATTAAATAATAACAAAGGTTAAAAATGCACCCAAATAAAAATTATCTTGATTTTTATGCTGCGATTTCAAGATATATATTTACCTTTGCACTTGTAATAATAATTCTCACAGCCCTCGACATCACGGTGAAGTCCTTACTATGTTAATTGACAATATTAAAGCGAAGTTCGCAGACTCCATTTTTAGCTCAATTCATGAAGCATACGACATGCTTGTGAGTAGATTAGAAGAAGCTGATTGGCACGTTGCCACATCAAAGCAGGATATTAACGAATATACCTTTGCTGATGAAGAGAATCCAGCAGTTGAAGGTGAGACCTTTAGGGTTGAATGCGACATTCAAGAGGGTAGTGAAGTATTCGTCTATGAGTTCCGCATAAGGGAATATTATTCAGACCCTGGCTCTTCTGACTACGCATACGTAATTGACGTTTACAGAGATAGACATTTTGTTTTCTCGTCTGTTGAATGATGAATTATCACAATTAAAGAATGACGACAAATAAGCAATCAAGCTGGGGCGGCCGCCGCGAAAATAGTGGCCGCCCCAGAACAAACAAGGTTACATTGCGAGCAAACGTAACGCCTGCATTCCTTGCCAAGCTAAAGGAGAAGGCCGAAGAAGGAAATATGAAGGTCGGTGAATATCTTGAAGAACATCTTAGGTTATAGTGGCCAAGCAAATTAATTTCATTCATAAGGCGCTGATTCTGAATGCTATTAAAAATAATATACCGCTTTTCAGCAAGTTACCAGCATATTAAATCCTTCCTTATACTTCGTGATTATAGCGAATTATAACCGAAAAACAAGGCTCGTCACGTTATAATGTGGCGAGCCTTGTTTTATCTCATTCTGTTTGCTTGTCTCATTTGGTATTCTACGCTCATACCGTCAATCGTCTCTCCGTCTTCCAGATTCGCCATGACGACCGCGACAAACGCCTTATAAGGACTTCCGTGCAGCCTTGCGATTCTTGCCCTGGTTCCAGAGCCAACATACAGGTAGTTAGTGTAATCTCGCGTTCCAAGCAGAGCTACCGAGGCGTGTGCATTGTTGAGATTTCCACGTAACATAATGTCGGTGGTGGTTCCAAGCGCATGTGCGTTGTTCAACTTCATTGGCCTTGTGACAATTACACCTCCCTGCGCCTCTCCGTCCTCACAGACATTCACAAGCTGCGCTTCTATACCTTCTTGCGTGATTGCGAGTCCATCAGGATAACTATTGACAGAATACTTATACTCGCTCCTGATTGTAGACCACATCTTACTTGTCAGTGATAACACATACGCATACATCTTATCTTGATTGAATACGATAACTCGCTGCCGCGTGTAGTCATATACCATGCCTGCATTGTCAAGGTATGATAAAAAGCCTAAATCGGGAATTTCAGAAGATTCAACCCCTTCTGCTCGTGACATTTTTTTGACAACATTATGACTAAGGAGTGAAGCAGGATTATCGTGCAGCACCTCTGTTATACAGGTAGATTGTGAACCACTTATCATCATAATGCCTCTCTTTGTCGGGAAAAGTACACTTCTATCAAGCGATATGATTGCGTTGGGGTTGCTGCACACGTCTCTCGTGACTGGGGTTGCCGTCTGATAGCTGCCATCATTGCCGACGGATAATGCCCATACGCCGTTTGATGTGAATGCGTATAGAGGGAATTGACCGAACTGGCCTTGCGACATGGCGGCAACAGCGGATGCGATTCCGACCACTTCTCCAATGCCGACATCGTTCACGCCTATAGATGGAAAGTAGAATGGATTATTCACGGCAGATGTATAAATAGACGAGCTAACCTCAACCTTCTTATTCTCGTCTCCTTTGTCCTGCGGAAGGTCTGATGGAAGATTAAGGTAGTCGGTATATAATGAAGCATAAGATAGATTCAGGAAATCGTGCATCTTCATCTCCATGCTCATGGAGGGCTTTAAAACTCCGCTTGTCGTCATCCACCATATTACATCCTTCGCCGACGTGTAAGGGCAGAAGAATAGAGTTGGAACACGATTGTAAGTACTGACATATATAGGGCATTTCCCTTCCGTGTACAATTTTATCTCTCTTCCTTCCTCAACGGTGACGGTGAATGCGTTTGACATTGTGGCGTATGAGATTGGTAACTCACCGAATGTAATGCCGCCGCCAGTCTCTGCATAGGTTACAGGTACATAACCATCGAAGCGGCAGAAAGATTGCCTTATAGGATAACCATCATACAGCTGCCTCGTGACGCCAGCAAGATTCAATCGGGAGTTGTAGACATAAGACCTTTTAGCAGAAATCTTCTCGTGTGATTGGTAGTCGTCTGTCATTACCTCGCGGTTGACAAGAGATTGTAAATAATCATCCTTCACCTTAATTGTGACCGCTTCCCCCTTCCTGCTTTGTTCGCTTGCATTGATTAACTCATTCAGCGGAATGCTCTTTAACAAGTAGAATGAAGAGCAATCCGTTAGCTTTTTTCGCATATCTTCGTCCGTTACGGCAGGAAGTTCGATGGTGTCAACCTCATTATACTTGCCAGCATCATTGGCAATGAATGCAGGCCTGCAATACGCATTAAACAGGTCTACCATTTTGAAGGCACTGTGGTATTTCGTGTAGTCTCCGCTGATATGTGAGACACTTGACGTCAATCCCCACATGAGGGCGTTAGTACTCAGCCTGCCAACGTAGTCACCTTTATTATAATCACTATAATTAATCTTCGTGAATTGAATTGTGTCTACAATGCCGCCTGCATCATAGGTATAAAGAGGAGCGCTTACGAATATATCCACGCTCTTTACGATGTCCCCCCATTCCTCCTTGAATGCCTTGGTAATATTGTCTTCCATGAAAAAAGTGAGTGCAGCACGAACCGCGAATACGTCAACTCTGCAATCTGTCAACTTACTGCCGTTGTAGCTTGATTGCCGCAAAAACGGCATAATAGCATGGTAGGTGGAAGGCATCATCAATATAGGTGCGGAATGATGAACTAATGTTCCATCATACAGACGAAGAGCATACCTCACGAAGAAGGGAAAACAGAATTTCCCCTTGCCTGTTACATGCTCGTTGATGAGCTTAGATACTGGTGCCAGCATTGTCGTAGTGTACGCTGTCAGATGCTCGCGCTTGTAGATGTAATTCCTGTCGCTCGGCCACACCTCGTAATCGAAGTGAACAAACATACCATCTGCCTCGGAACATTCCTTACTATATAGGATAGGCTCACCGAGTAATCCGAACCGCATACCTATCTCGGGAAGAGCATCGCCAAGAGACTTGTACGCTGTATTCTTCCACAAGTAATAGTTAATGCTGCCCTCCGTGAATATCAATAGTGTATTGCCAACGGCATCTACATGAGAGACCTCCGCTTTCATTTTCGCGAACTCCACCATGTTTAGATTTTCATCTGCCGCATTACAATAGTAGTAATTATAAAATCCTTCAAGAATCTGCCCGTCTTCGTCTGTTGCTTGTGATTGAAAGATGTAATGCTTATATCCTGAGCCAGAATGCACATAGAGGAAACGAAAGCCGATAGGGACCTGCATCACTACTTTTGGCTTGTGCATTGGGCGAACCTCACCATATTCATGCACGAGGTTGTGAAGCAACGCCGTCTGGCCGTCTTGACAAGCGTAGTCAGACGGCACGGTCGTCATTCCTGTTATAGCAATATCCATCATACCTTCTTATCAATCTTGTATAACTTCCTACCCTTAATCTTAACCACAGACACGTCCATTTGTACATGCTCTCCAGCTATCTTGTAATCATAGAAGATACGATTCACGGTTGGTACAAGGCATTCAAATCCTATGCTGTCGTAATAGTCGTTTCGGCATAAGACTGAGCGGTATGTTCCGTCCTCGCCTTCATCTGACGAGAAATGAATGTAGTAACCCCCTTTCTCGTCTTGCACCACACGTGCTGCCACCTTACCGATTGGCCCGAGGTCTTTGCGTATGTATGCGATAAACCCGTCAGACAACGAGATTGAGTTGTCTGACGAGTCTGCAATGATGTATAACCTACCGTAACGTAGTTTGCGAAAAATGTCCTTTAACTTCATTATTTATGCTGATAGTCTTTGTAGTCCTGGTTCCTGCTGCGGAAGCTGATTGTCTCCACGTAATCAAAAGAGCGATTTTTTTCAAGCGCTTGCTTGTGGCGGTACGCTTCTTCCTTGTTACGGAAGATATAGTTACTTATGCCATAATCGAATGAACCTGCCGACACAACGATATTGGCATAGTACTTCCTGCCAAATAGATGGCGGGTGAGCATGGTTAATAGCGATTCCTTTTCCATTGTGCTAAAGTAGTGTATTATTGGAATGCGTTGTGCTTATCTTTACCATTGATACTTTTAGAATTCAGTCTCAATGAACATTTCGATATTCTCCAGTCGCTTCATCTCCTTCTTAACCTCGTCAATATTCTTTTTCAAAAATTGCTTGATTAATAGTGAAGTGGTCTTTAAAATTTCCACCTTGTGGCAGTCAATCGCCTTAACCATAAACTCTTCCACCAGCGAATCATCTTTAAACCTCAACCATTCTTCTTTGATTGGTTCTCCCTGCTCATTGTCCCTATTCAAAACAAGGTAGGATTTCAGCTGAATGGTGAAAGGGTGCATACAATTCGCATTGACTTCTGTATTGTTGAATCCGTAGTAATTGGATTTATATGCGATAGAACGAAATTTTTTGCTTTTCTTGTCAACTGCTTCATCTAACATTCTCGCGGCCCTGTAGAGGTTCTTGTAATCTGTTATATCCATAATGGTTAGGGTTTGATTTATTATTTCTTAATCATGTTGAAGTCGGCCCAAAGCTTGATGAATTGTTGGCCACAATACGTGGCGAGAGCTTCGCTCTTAAAGCAAAGGCGAGAATCGAAGACCGCACCCGAACCCGAGGGGGCGTCAAACGAGGTCGAAAAAGCGAAGCCCGCCCAGTCTCTTGAATAGTCGCCTGTTGATATGAGGTGTCGGTCGGCTTTCCACTCGTCACTCTTCTCTGACAGTTCTTCTTCCGTCCATAGCGTGAACCAAGGATACCAACGTTCCTCGTCTTCTGTGAACTGAGGCTTCCAACCCTCATTCAGGGCGGCGGCGATGATGCGAAGCTTCATGTATGCGAGGATGTCTCTGTTTTCCTCTGCAACCTCGGGGTCACGCAGATTTGTGTTCTGATAAGCGAGAACAAAGGAGTGGTCTGCGCCTAACTCACGGCAAGCGTCCTCAAATGTCTTCACACGTTCTATAATCGGGCGATTTACGACTGTCTGTGCCTCTGTTTCTTTCAATTCGGGTAAGAGCGCGAGAAGAACTTTTTTGACGCTCTCATCGGCTGTTTTCAAAGCAGCCTTTGCGTTTTCAATCTTGATTTCCATAAATGCTGTTATTATTTATAAAGATTCTTGTGGTCTGTAATATCCATGATTGTTATGGTTTGATTGTTATGGTTTGATTGTTATGGTTTGATTTTTACTCTTACCTTCCACATGTCAAGAAGCGCTTGCAGTTCATGCACAGAGTCGATTTCGTACATAAACATCGCATCGTGCATTCTTCTTGAACCATCTGGGAGCAATATCGGGCAGAACGCGTTATGAGATACCGCAGAAGGTCTAAGTCCGATGCTAATAGGCTCAAAATCTGCAAAGAGCACATTTACTCCATTCAATGACTTCTGCCATCCGTATGCTTTCAGTAGCCCTTCTGATAGCGGAAACGGCGACATATCTTCGTATGAAGAAATAGCCATTTGTCTGCCTCCATCTTCATATACCTCTCTATGACGAATCGTACCGCTGATATTGTCAATACCTTCAACAATAGAGTATTTATAGCCTTCGTACTTGTTTTCTTTGGTGATAATATCGCCAATTCTTAATTCTATAATGTTTATCATTTTATGCCTCCTCATCTTTGACTTCTACACCGACAAGATGTTCATTCCCATCAAATGGTATGCAGTATTCGTAACATCCTCCAAGCGTTCTATAATGATAGATGCCGAATTGCTCATAATGCGAAAACATATCTATCTTCCAGCTTTGTTTTCTGTTGCGAACAAGAACTTTATCGTAAGTATTAAAGTGTGGAGCTTTTTCTTCGACCATCGTTATTCTTCCGCAGTCGACAACAAAGGTGTACGATTGCTCCATCAATTCAAAGAAAAATTCACGCTGTTCATCTTCGGCTTTCTGATAATCTTTTGTGTTAACAGTCAAATGTTTTGGTCTAAACTCTTTTCCGCCAAATTCGCTTGGCTTGTCGAAGTAGTCAATTATGCTCATCTTTGTATAATTTCTTTTAGCCCAGCAATCAAAGACAAACATTTCGCCTTTTTGGTTGATAACGACATCACCATGTTTAAAGAACTTGTTCCAGTCACGCATTTCTGACGAAGGAAAAATAGTACATTCGCCGCTCTGCGCTTGCAACATTCTTCCGTTTGCGTCTAAAGGAATATCGACTGTGTTCGTGCTCTCGAGGACAATAATACCATTGCTCGTGATACCTTTGAAGAACGCATTGCCAAACATAGTTGTGTATAGAATTATTTCATTGGGTTTATAATCGCGAAGAATCTCAGCGACATTAACAGGTTCTTTTTCTGTTTTCTTCAATTCAGGCAGTGTGCAGCACTGCTCTGTGTCTTTATTAGTTGCCATAGTTGTTTGTTTTATTCATTGTGTGTAAACATAGATTTCTCACGTTGCAATGGACTAAATGCGGAGACAGCCATCACAACGTAGCTGTAGAACTTGCCGCGGATGTTGAAGAAACCACTACCGAAGTAGACGAACCATGCGTTCCAACTGCTGTTCTCTGAACTACTCCAGCCCCAATCATCTTCATCGAACTGGTCGGCATTAAGCATTTTCAACACCTCGTTCAATTCATCACGATAAGCGATAATCGTTCCAAGCTCATACAAACTTGGAAGATACCACTGGAGGTCGCCTTTCTTGTACTGCCAGCAACGCATAGCAGCAGTCATATCTTCGCCATCTTCCTCGTTCTGCTTCACAATATTGCGAGTAAGCTCCAGTCCACTCAATGTCTGCAAGGCTTCTGCTTCACCGCACTCCTTATTGAAGACTTTGCGGTTTCTCTCGCTGCACCAGATTTCATTCCACTGGTCAAGAGAAATAATCACACCTATCACCTCCGTTTGAAGGATGACGCCGATTAAATCGCCTCTGTCAATACGGCCATTCTGATAGTCTTCAACTGATGCGATGCCTTGATTTGTCTTTAGGGATATTAAATGTTTCATAATTCCTCAAATTCCTTTCTATAATCCTCTAAATTCTTTCTTATGCACTTCTCCACTAAATCTTCTATCTCGCTACGTTGTGCCTCAGAAAGAAACGGATAAACACTAAAGCCATCCGTTGTGCGCACACCTTTAAGACGAATTTCAAACGTATATCCTCCATCAATCTTCTCTATCGCCTCAGAGATGAATTTCATTTCCTCGGCTATCTTGTTAATCATTCTAAGTCTTTCTTCTGTCATGATTTTAGTCAATTAAATTATTCATCTCGTGTGATTTTATATCCTCGCATTACAAGCTCGTAAATAATATCATCCTCGCCAAGTAGGTCAACAGCCTTATTCGCGCCAAGCGCTTTGATAAAATCTTGTCTCTGATATAATTCAAGACATTCGAAACATTCATACACGAAATCTATCTTCTCAGATTCAGGCAGGCAGTCCATTATGTTACCTGTATCCATGTCGTTATATATTCTATATTCACTCATAATATTACCATTTATCTTCTAATAATTTTACCAAACCTTTACCATCGCGGAATCTGTCAGTCACAGCGTTTACGCACCTGCACACATATTCATCCTTGTTGAGATTAACGTCCCTACTTCCGCGAATGAATATCCGCTTTTTTATCAATTCTTCAAGAGAACAAAGGAGAGTTATAAGCGTCTCAGTGTTGTAGTCGTAGATACCTTTGATATATGAGTAATCTCTGTATTTCTCCATGTCTCCTTTGCGGCAGGCATCTGCCAACTCTGCAACAATTCTCGTGCATTCCAACTGGGCATACAAGGCAGGGTCTGTCAAACATAGCTTACAAGCCTGCATCATGCAGTAACGCAGCGCATCATATTTCTCTTTCATGTGCTCGCTGAAGGTGTCAACGAAGTGGTCATAGCCTTCAATATACCTTTCTTTCTGAATGACATTATACATCCAAGCATTCAGCCTCGCCACCTCGTCAACAATTCTTCTGCACGTCCGCTTGACTTCATGTCGATATATGTCCTTCCGCTTTGCAAGCGTGTCTACAGCATCACGTGCAAGCTTCATGGCATATTCAACGCGCATGAAGTGAAGGTAACATAATGCAGTGCAAATGCCGTATTCACGCCGCCTCTTATCGTTCATCTTCTTCCACATGGCAGCTTCATGCTCCTGCTCAGCTTCCGCGTAGGTGACGAGCAGATTGATATTCTTGTGAGGCACTGACATCAATGGTTCGTGACGTATGATGCCCGTATTTGGCCTCCATCTTACATCTGGCTTCCAATCATTCATGGCAAATCCTCCGCATAAATCCATCTAACAATGTCCGCCTTGATGTCTATATCAGTAAACAAGCATACGTCTCGTCCTAAGACATCACGATAAACGGCCGCATAGGTTGGTGCAATCTTCTGTCCACTCGGCAGCACGCGCTTGGCGTAGATAATTATCTCACTATTGAATGCAGGTTGTTCGTCTGCTCCATGCCAAAGGTTCTTGGAATATTCTTCCAGCGCTCGCCTCGCTCCAAAAGCAAACACTTCTTGTTCTATCTTACTCTTATAGCGCTGCTTCGCCTCTTTGTTTATGGCACGCATTGTTTTTATTGTAAGCTTCATAAACTATACCTCCTTATTATTTTGTCAATTCCATATCTTTCTTTCTCGTCTTCGCGGATAACTCCAGCCCTGTACGCATACATTGCGCTTCTCGGGAACCTTGGATAACCGCTCGGCGAAAGCCACATCTTTTTGAAATAGATGTGCGTTATTTCTTCTTTTGTCATTTTGTCATTATTCTATTTACATGTCGCGTTTTGTCGCATTTTATCTTTTATCTCCGCTGCCGTGTATCACGCAGCGCTTTCGCCTGTCCTCCAATTTTGAAATATTGGATTGACCGACTTCGCTAAGTGTAAATCCGAGGTCTTCCGCAAGAGCCGCGACATACCAAAGCACATCGCCAAGCTCATACTTAACGCTTTCCTTAAACGCTTTATCATCGAAGTTTCCGTTATTGTATCGGATAGCCTTCTTTACCTTGTCGGCCACCTCTCCAGCCTCTCCAGCAACACCAAGAGCCGCAAATAAAACGATTGGCTCTCCACATCTATACTTAGATGCCAGATGTTGGTATTCGTCCATTTTCATTTGTTTTCTTTATTTAAGAGCTTCCAACTCTACGCCAACGCGGTAGTTTGGGATTATAACACGCCCAAAAGCAGACATCAGCGCAATCTCCATATCACAAATTTTGCTTGCAATGCTTCCCCTGCCTGACGGTGATATTCTGACAATTGCGCCACAGTCAAGCATGCGAGAAGCATTTTGGTCAAAATGTCGGATAATGTTCTCTTCGTTTTCGCCGATAAATGGTGAATAATCAAATACAGGAACAATCGGCGTGTGTCCGTGATTGATGATAGTCTGCGACATGCGCTTGTATTCGTAGTCGTATTCAGCCTTGCTAACGTAGCGATATGGCTGTGAGATATAAACCTTCATTTCGCGTATTCTTTTTGGTATTTAATCCAACATTCTCTTGCCTGCTCTGCCAGTTTGGGCAGGCTTTCTTTTGCACTTCCTTCGCGAACAAGGGGGATGCCCCTGTGGCAGAGCCACAAGGCGCCATCATATTCCTTCACCTGCACTTCCCTGTAAGCCTGCTTGTGAAGCTCGCGCTCGCGCTTGGCCTCAGCGTTTCCAAGAAGGAATTTCTTCGCCTGCTGACACCACATTCCAAAGTTATTCTTCTTCATTTCGTTTTAGTTTTTATCTTTATTGCTATTTTTTGCCTTCTGACGGACTTTCCTTCTCCAAGGTAGGTAATCTATCGTCTTTGCCATTATCTTCGCTCAGAGAGATGCTTAGACGTGTTATGGCGTTTATCTTGATAATTCTTACATCGCCGCGTTTAACGTAGTCATGAACGCGCCAAATTTCACTTTTGGGCAGAACGCCCTCGGCTATGCCGTTCACTCCCATGCCAGAGACGCACAATTCCTTGCGCAACTCTTCGCTGTCTCTGAGGATTCTCAGCGAAAACGAGAAATCGCTCGCAGCGTCGTATGCCTGCCGTTTGATGGCGAATGCTGGTATCGTCATCTTCCTCGCGCCATTCTCGCGTTCAATCTTTGCAATAACCTGGTCGCGTTGTGGAAGAAATTCTTTGTGGAAGGCAACGCCGATACGCCTTGCGCTGAAGGTCGTGTAGCTGTCGTCGTACATGCCAGCGGCATAGCGTGAGAAAAACAGCATCAACTCTGTTAGCTTATACGCCGCCGCAACGTTTGCGAAGTTCTCGCTGAACACGGTGATAGCGTTAGCCATCGTTGCATCTCTGCTGCCAGAGGCAACGTACATGGCTGTGACTTGCGCCTGCACCCATGTAGCGGCGGCACCGCGTGTAGCGTAGAGGTCATCAAGAGCGCCAAGCGCAGGACAGACACGAGTGTACGCGCCGTCACCAATGCGCGACAGGTGAGGCCAGTAGCTCGGTGAGTAGTTCGCGTACAACTCAGATAGGCAGGGATTCTTCTTCGTCCATTGGACGGAGACGCCGTAGTGCATCCTCTCGCAAACGCTCAATGACCGCAGCGTTTGCTTCTCGTTTCTCGTCTGTAGCTGATTTCCTGACATAGTTCTTTTCTTTTCGGTTCCACATTCCAAGTCGAAGATTAAGGCTCCACGTGCGTTCTAACTCGTAGCGCATCTGTGTTCCACTCTTATTCGGCTCACTCCAGTAGTCGAAGAAGTTGCGCACCATCGCCTTTCCGTACATCTGCACATAGGGAACGAGTGAATTGTAAAACTCCACCCTACGCCCCTCCATTAATTTTTTCTTCCGCTCTATCTCCTTCTTCAAATCCTTGGGCGCGTCCGAAGTCGCGCCAGCGACGGAGGAAAAAGAAACTTTGCTTTCTTTGGTTTTTCCACTCTCGCTAAGAGAGTGTTTTTCTTTCTTTCTTAGCGAAGGTTGGGGCGAAGCTTTTTCTTTTTCTTTATCTTTTTCTTTTATAGGGGGTGTGGGGGGAAGGTTTTCTTTTTCTCTTTCGTTTTCTTTTTGGATAAATGGCGGATTTTTTGGTGGATTTGGCGGTGAGGTGGGTTGTTTGTTATTTTCCGTGTTACTTTGCGTGTTGAATTGTGTGTTATTTTGCGTGTTACTTCCGTGTTGACTTACATCTTCGCATGTAACGTAATCATCAAAGTTTAAGACAGTTATAATAGTAAATAAGCGTGTTACTTCTGTGTTAATCGCTGTGTTACTTTGCGTGTTACTCTGTGTGTCATTCTGCGTGTTGGAGGTAAATTTGCGCAATACGGTACGATAGCTCTGTTTGCTTATCCCAATTCTTTTACAGGCTTCAGTTATGGATAACGCCAATTGGCCGCGTTGTAAGGCTCTTCCCTTATATATCGTCGGATGTTCCGCTGCATGGGTAACGAAGTATAAGAACACCTTAAATTCGTTCAGACTCTCGTAACGCCCAATATCAAACACATCCTTATTAATCGTTATCCACTCATTGCTCATTTTCTTTCGATTCTTGGTAATATCTCATCACGATTTTTCTCACGCCCTCACGTGTGAGGCTCATGCGCTCAGCGATAAGATTATGCTTGCTGTAATCCGATGCCTCTGGGTATTCCTCCGTCAGCTCTTCATACATCATGATAACATTCTTGCGGCGCTTTTCTGTCGCCTTGCGATATTTACTTTTTGGTAGTTTCATTGTATCTTTAGTAGTTTTTCGGTTTCTTGCTTGTAGTACTTGTATAGTTCGTCAATCTCGAATTTTCCAAGTTTGCAGGTCTGCTGCGATTTGACCTTCAGTAAGTCAAAACGCTGCTGGCCTATCTTCTTAATTAGGTTCTCTCTGTAGCCTTCAAGATGCTCGGCGTTGAATCTATTACAATAATTACATTCGCTATTGCAATTGTCTTCGTCATACCGTGTACTCATGTGCCTACGACTGAAATAATGGCCGCAATCTGCCATGCGGAATGGCTTCACTTGTCCACACGAGATACACTTGAATGCTTTGAACCCAAAGGCTCGGCTGTCGCGCAATCGGATATACAACGAAAATATCTTGTCAAGGCGCTCTATCGCCGTCCTTGATGCCGTTTTCTTCCCTGCTGCTTTCTTCTTGATATAATAGGGCATCACACGTATTCTTTATGCCGTTCTACTTCTATTTCCGCTAATTCAAGCAACCTATGTTCATCGCTCGAAGGAATGTAGATGCCTGCATTCATAGCACAGAAATCGCGAAACCGCTCAATGGCAAGGCTCATTTCTTCGGTGGTGAGGTCGGCAGTGCTCCTTACGCGCTCGGTATATCCAAGAATACGGTCGTTAACAAGTTCGTAAAACAATTCTCTGTTGCATACTTCCTTAAAGAACTTCTCCTTGACATACTCCATACTCTCGCCGTATTGCGAAGCGAAATAGGAGAGGATAACGTGAAGGTAACGATTCTGCGGCAGTGAGCGCTGCCGCTTCTTAGTCGTAAACTCTACGATACCTTCACGCTTCTCAACGGCCTTCCTCACGTGCTCCATAAGGCGCTCTCTGTCCGACTGGTTACTCAAATCGTATTTCATTGTCAGAAGGGCAAATCGTCTTCGTTTCGTCCGCCGTACAGGTTATTGCCGCCGACAAACTCTTGTGACAATACTGTTTGCTGTGATTGTGCGCCCTGCTGCGACGGTGGTGCAAATGTCGGCTGCTGTGAAGGCTGCTGGCCCTCCTGCTTGCCGCCAAGTAGTTCAATCTCTCTCACGTTGAGGTCAAGGCCTGCAATAGCCTTGCCCTGGTTATCAACTCACGCATGGCAGGAGATTCGCCCTGTCACGCATACCTTTGTCCCCTTGGTGAGGTATGGTGCAATGCCCGACGTATTTCCATTCATGATGCAGTCAACGAATTGCACGTCTTCGCGTTTCGTGCCATCCTTGGCCTTCCATTTGCGATTCACGGCAACGGTAAATGTCGTGAACGGATTGCCGCCGTTCACTTGCTTTGTCTCGGCCGTCTTGGTGAGATTGCCGATGAAAATAGATTGATTCATTTTTCTTTCTTTTTTAGTAACTTGTTAATATCTTTGACGGAATAGAGGATATTCCGTCCAACTTGTGATACCTTCAACTTGTAGACCTCGCGCCATCTGCTCAAAGTGTGAGCAGATACCTTTAGTAGTCTGCATGCCTCGTCGGTACTCATCCATCCGTCAGGTTCTTCGCGTTCCTGCATGATGGTTTCGATTCTGCTGATAACGTCAACCATGCGTTTCCATTCCTGCTGCGGAACAAGAACGAAAGCCGCGCCGTTCTGTAATATCTCGTTCATTTGATTTTTACGATTACGGATGAAGGCGTTTTGCTCTTCACCATGTATTTTTCATACATATCTGGATGGTCGGCCTTGAATGCCTTGCTGTCAAAGCTTGCTCGTTCTCCTTCGCATTTTCGTGTAATACTGATTTTCTGGCCGTCATATTTTTTGATATTGTTCGCGACCATGATTGCTAAGATGCCGTCTTTGAGTTTATCATATTGCGCCTTGCAAAACTCCATCGCCTCTTTATATTCGATGATGGCAGCCTCTGCGCGGTTGATGTCTGGCATCATTTCTTCGTCAACGGTGGTAACTGGCAACGCTTCTTCAGTGTAAAGTAACTTCTTGACATCTTCGATTGATTTCCGCTCCACTTCCACAACCTTGTATTTATCTTCCCTGAACCATAAAGCATAGAGCTTTTTGACCTCTATGTTTGGATTTATCAGGTTAAAGAAATAAGCATAGATAGATAGTTGCCAACTCACGTATTCCTCATTAAGATGGTAAGTAGTCTTCACGTCACCGAGAATAACGCCATCATCTTCTACATAAACCTTATCTATTGCAGAGGCATATTTTTCGCCATCCGTGATAAGATATTCGCTTTGCAGATGATTAGCAAGGAAAGGAAATTCTGTCTGCGCCTTCATGTAGTTTTGAAGTTCCATGCAATCATCTGTTTCAATTCCGACTTTGTCGTACAATTCAAGAACATGATGAATCCTCGTGCCTCTTGTCGCGGCACGTTGCAACACATCTTCGGGAACATCTTTATACTCATCTGGGAAGGCTCGTTCTTTGAGCCTTCCCGTGATTCCTTGCAACACTTCTCCATCTTTGGTGCAATAGGTGTGGCTTTCTGCATCAAACAGGATTCCGCTGTCATTCAGTTTTATCTTCTTCATCGTCTTCATTATCGCCTTCATATTTATTTGCTATGTGTTGTGCATATTCGAGAAAAACTATAAACGCTAACGCAAAGGCCAGCAAAAAGAGAGAACAACAAATAACTTTTATCATTTCGGGTATTTTTTAGATGCTTCTTGCACGGCCTCGCTAAATCGCGGATTGGATTGCAAGTCTTTATTCTCATTCCAAATCGTTGTGAGCGTTTTCCTGCTTCTCGCATGGCTTATATCTTGCAGGAGCAACATCAAGCGCTCCTCATCGACCTGCGGTGCTTGCTGTTTCACTTGCTTTGGCTTGGCCTGGCTCACCGTTGCAGTTGTACTCTGTTGTGCAGCTTGCACCTGCTGCGCGTATTCTGTCGTGTCTGCATCTTTTGTGTCGTCAATAGCAAAGAGATTACCAAGCGCATATTTCTTGGCATAACTCATTGCAGCACCTGTTATCTGCGAATCATCCATGCCTTTTTTCGTTTCTTCCTCGCGTGCCATTCCGCTTGCACTTTCACTTGTTTTTCCGTCAGAAATGGTGACCGTGCATTCTACATAGATGCGATTTAGATGTTCGCTGATTTTCGATTCCGTCACCAGCGTCAAACCCATTTCGCGAAGAAAGGGTTTTGTCGCGGCCAATATGCTTTCTGCGCTTCTATAACGATAGTTACCAAACTTGTTATACAAGTCCTTCGGCGCTTCTAACTTTGTCTGAATCAGATTCAGTTTTTCGTGTAATGTCATTTTATTTTCCATTGTGTTTGAATTTAAAAAGCAAAGCCGTCCGTACTTGCAGGTACGAACGGCCACCTTAGTATGAATTATGAGTATGAAAAGCGGAAGAACTAATTATCCCAATCCGTTGCGACCGCCCCTGTTAACTATAGTCTCCTACCATTAACAAGTTGAATATTTGATAGAAACATCTTTCTTATATATAGCAAAAACGTAGTTGTCAAAGATTTCCATTAATAAGCGAATCTACCTCTGGTATTTCGTGTTTATCGCTCCAATGAGAAATCAGAATCATCGTGACGTAGATAAGCAAGCATGCAGCTGCTTTTGTCAGCACCAAAAAGGCAATAAACCTCAGAGTGCTCCAACTATCGTCTGGCATAGCAATAAACAATATTGCCGCCATAAAGCTAACGGCAAAGAGAACGTAATATCTGTAGTTTGTTAATGCTTTCATGATTGTAATTTTTTATTCTGCTTCGCTATTTCCTAATCTACTTGAACCATACAACCATCGTCTTACTGGTCTGAGAACCATTATAGCGGGATGGGTATCACAGCTTACATCACTTTCAAATACAAAGATTATTTCGCCAAACATGCCGTTTTCTCGCTTTAAACGAATATCTCTGCACCGCTTAATCGATGCGTTGATTTCATTAAGCCGTTTATTAAGGTCGGCAATTAGAACCTCTGGCGTATATTCTTCGTCGAACTCTATAAGACAATTCTTGTAGCTTTTAAGGTACTCGGCAAGTACCTCTTCTTTCATGTTTCTTCTATTACAAGAGACTGAAACAACAAAATAGTATTCCTTCTTCATAATATGTTTTTATTGGTTGGTGCAGGTGAGAGGAATCGAACCTCTTATCTCACATATTCTATTTAATCAAATCATAACAACTATGGAACTTCCAAAAGTATGAGACCCAGTCTCAATCACCTGCGTGTAGCTCGCTGCGGAAATCTTCTCACCCATAACTTTTCACAGATTCACAGTTTCATTTGCGATGCAACGCTTTGCACCTCGTGAAAAGAACCGCAGCGAGCTTATATCAATAAAGGAAATCGTACATCAGCGATTGTTCATGCTCCTCGTACAATTTTGCCTCCTTTTCAAGTTTTTCATACGCCTCTCGTTTGAGAGTTGCGTATAGCCCTGAATATTCGTTTAGGATAAGGATTTTCAATTTCACGTCCTCCACATCTTCTTCTACGTTGTAGACGGAACAATCGCTGCATTGCCAATCTTCATCAACGATTAATTCGACTTCGTAATTCTTCTTGCCAATCTCCATGTAGAAGTTGGCAGTGAGATAACCGCGTGTGCGGCAGATACACTGCTCTTCTGCATCCTGCATCAGCAATTCTCTTATCTCAGCAATTCTCTTAATCTTATTCATACAACAAGGTTTTAATTAGCTCAGATAGGTGGACTTGAACCACCTGTGCCGCCAAGTCCAAACGCAAACGAAAGGTGCCAGCTATCGGCATATCTGTCTGAGGAGGATATAAAGAATTTATGTAGTAGTTACATGATAGTTACATAACTTCTCGTGGCAGCTCACGCGGTATGGATGATGCCGAACCTCATCCGTTTACAACTTCACGACATAGATAGTTACTATCACGTGATGCCACTTTTTCGGGGATTTGGGCCTTGCTACTTCAATTTCACTTCCGTACCCCTTTGCCAATAAGTCAAAGAACACTTTTCGCTTGTGAGCCACGGCGGAATCGAACCGCCACACACCATCAACAACTCAATTCTCACAACACAATGAATGGTGTGCAACCATTAGGCTCTGTCTCGTTTTTCTCGGCAAGCAAGTCGACGACGATTAGTCAGATTATCGCGAGACGTGAAAAAATAAAACACAGAACGCTTTCCAATTACTTGGATATTTGTATATTTGCGGTAACAAGTTGTGCAACTCGTTCCGTAACACGTTGCAAAGATAGATATAATATCTATTGTAACCAAATAAATCTTAGATTTTATTTCTAATTTAACACTTTACAACTATGAATCTAAACGAAAGAATCCTTACATTTATCAGCCACTTAGAAATGAATGTTGCTGAATTTGAGCGTAATTGCAATCTTAGCAACGGCTCTGTATCTAAAATGGGAGACAATACCAGACGTTCAACGTTAGAGAAAATATCTAAGATTTACCCATCTCTCAATCTCAATTGGCTCCTTACAGGAGAAGGCTCTATGATTTTAGGAGAGGAGAACGCGGTGCAGCAAAAGCAGGAATCGACAGAGAGTAAGGGCGATTTCGTAAGAGTGAAGATTCATGACGACCATGTTCACTACACATATATCAATCGTAATCACGTGTATGCCGTAAGAGAAGAGGCAGACCGTATCACCGTTTACATGACAAATGGTGATAACTATACCATCTTCGAGGACTTTAAGCGCGTATTGTCAGATTTACTCAGATGAATTCTTCCGCTTCTCGCAGTAATCTTCTATAATCGGCTTGATGTGCTTGGCCGCTTCGCTGAGGTCAGACAACTGCCGCATGACTTCATCACTTGACACGTCTATCGGGCTGTCATTTCCACAATGCGGGTCGTTCAATACTTCCATTTCCTGGCTGTAATGCTTACCGTAAAACCTTAATTTGATATTCAGATACATAGGTCAATTATTAATGTGATTGAATCTTTTCTTTAAAGAACTCAACAGTTAAATCCTCTATCCTTTTAGCCAGTTCACCGTACAAACTATACATTATCTGCGTTTCTTCGCGTCTCACGTCCATCTCGCTGATAAAACTTGATGGGTTTAACTCACCATGAAACGTAACGTAAGTACAAATTTGTGGTTCGTCCGTGTTATGCGGATTCTTGTTTACTAATACATTTAATTCCATATTATATCAGTTTTTAAATTGTTAAATCCATCAGAGTAGATTTTTAGGTTCAAGTCTTGCTTGTTAGATATTTAATCGCTATTTTTGCGATAGATATTCCGCAAACGTGTTGTGTAACTTGTTTTGGAATACATTGCAAAGATAGTGTATTACCTGTTATTACCAAGGAAAAACAGGTATTTACTTTATAGTTTAAATCTTATTGTATGGTTTAATATTATAATGCTATGCAGACATTACGAGAACAAAGAAAAGAACGCCTACAAGTATTCGGGTATTCCATGAATGCTTTCGCGAATAGTGTAGGTATAGAACCAAGTAATCTCAGTAAAATGCTTGATGGGAAGCAAAAGATTACACGGAGAACAATGGAAAAAATAAAGGCTCGTTTCCCTGAATTAAATTTTGATTGGATTCTATGGGAAACAGGTAACATGCTCAACGAGGATGCGCCGCGACTAATGTCACAGCAAAACAATCCTCACTCACCAGAAGCGAGGATGGAGAATAATTACTATATGCATGGAGGGGCGGAAGGCGGCAACATCGCCGCACAGAACTTGGAGGTAAAAAGCGCATCCGAAGACGCACGTCCAATCATTCCATCATATATGTATAATATGCCAGACTATGATATATATGCAAACATAAAGAATGGTGCTGCAAACATGGAGATATTCTCTGTAGAAGGATTCATGAAGCAGATAGATATTATTTACAGAGTGCAGGATAATTCCATGACGCCAACCTTCACCAGTGGAGACCTCATAGGCATCAGAAGACTGCCAGAGACAGAACACATCGTTAACGGAGATTATTATGTCATTGACACAAAACCGCATGGCGTACGTCTCAGAATCCTCATTGAGAATGCTGATTCATACACCCTGCGGACGACAGATGCCAACCGTGACAGATATACCGACTTCAAAGTGGCCAAAAGCGAAATCATCAGTATCTTTGCCGTTATATTTCTTTTTAGACATAGCTTTGTGTAATGGAAAAGAATAACAGCGATGAACAAAGAAAAGAACTCGCAAAGTTCTTTTACGACTTGGCAAAGACCATATTTACAACAATGGTATTGGGAGCCATATCGTCAGTCTTGATATTGGATAACGATTTGACTGCTTCTTCCCTTTTGTCTTTGATATTCGGTACATTACTAACAACATTCCTTGCGACAATAGCTTATAAATTAAATAATAAAAAATAAAGCGGAAATGGAAAATGTATTTAACTTACTCAATATATTCTACCTAATTATGATTATAATTAGCGGTGGTATCTTGATTTGGATGCACACGAAGAATGGTAAAAGATGGCTTGACGGCCATTGAAATAATGAAATGAGGAAAGAAATGATATACTTTACTCTCATATTCTCAATATCAATCGTTTTTGTGATAGTCTTCAACTGGTGGCTATCTTGCACCAAGAACGGCCGCAAATGGCTGAAAGAATTATGATAAAAACGTCAAAACAAAATGAAGTAATAATAGTATCATGAAGAACATCAATTTAACAAAGAAACATTACTTAGTTTTTGCTCTATCATTATGCTTATTAACTATAATAGGTGTAATAATAGGGATATGGTTTCACAGTGGACTGCTTCCTAAAAACTTATACTTACAAGAAGTCTACGATGTAAAAATCGTTCATACAAACGCCCGATGTGGAACAATTAGACCTCAGGGAATAACAATAACGCCAAGGATAATTAGTAAGGAAAATTTTTTCCGTGAAAAATATTTCGAGGAGTTTAGAACGTGTGGCGTATGCTTCAATGACAGGCAATTTGAAAGGTATGAAGATGCCGTGAATGAAGCAACGAAACAAAAGAAATAATATTTGTATATTCAAAAGCCCTACCTTAATCGATAGGGCTTTAAAATTTCCCACCCATGAAATACAGCATACTATTCTCCCCAGATACACGTGGAGACCTCAGATTAACTATACGGTATCAGATGAAGCGCTTTACCTTCTCCCTTGGATATAAGGTAGACTCAGCCAAATGGGATAGGGATACGCAACGATGCAAACGAAATACCACGCATGGCGAAGAAAAGGTGCCTGCGTCAAGAATAAATACGGAGATACAGCGATACGAAAGCGAAATAATCCGCTTGGCAGATGCGTACAAAGAGGCACCGACATACGACCAGTTCAAGGAAGACATTTCTTCCTTGTTTAGAATAAAAGAGGACGGGATTTCAAAAAATAAAAACCTGTTTGACCTCTATAATAAATACGTAGAAGAGGCTGGGAAAGAAAGTGGATGGTCATCATCAGTAAGGTATAAGCATAATCAGATATGGCATAACTTGTACGACTTCTTGCCATCGGCAAAAATAGAAGACATAAACGCTGGCATGCTCTCTAAATTTCGCGATTACCTTATTACGCAAGGCTATCAGAATGAGACAGTAAAAAAGAAAATATCCATGCTTAAATGGTTCTTCCGATGGCTCGTCACAAAGGGCATCATTAAGGATGTGAGCTTTACTACTTATCGGGCAAAATTAAAGCGCTCAAATAACACGGTTGTATTTTTAACTTGGGAAGAGCTTATGAAAGTCTATAATTACCCGTTTAATGAGGGTTACTTATCACGAGCGAGAGATGTATTCTGCTTTTGCTGCTTCACTTCCTTGCGCTATTCCGATGTCGCCAAACTGAAGAAATCCGACATACAAAATGGAATAATCAATGTCATAACTCAGAAGACAAATGCCGCTTTAAAAATCGAATTGAACAAATACTCCAGTTCAATCCTTGATAAATACACGAAAATGGAAGGAGACAAAGCATTGCCAGTCGCATCCAACCAGAAGATGAACAACTATATAAAAGAAGTATGCCGCCAGTGTGAGTTAAACGAAGTCATCACATGCACCCATTATATAGGCAACAAAAAAATAACAGAAAGCAAGCCAAAGTGGAAGGCGGTTGGTACACATTGCGGACGTCGTACATTCATTTGTAATGCCCTCATGCTTGGAATACCGCCATCTATCGTCATGAAGTGGACAGGGCATTCCGATTATAGAGCCATGAAGCCATATATAGATATAGCCGACGAAGCTAAGAAAAATGCCATGAATTTGTTTGATAAAATATAGCGAGTTATAAAAAGTGGCACACATTATGTCACACATTTTTCATAACTCGCTGAAAATTAGTAATAATTGTGGACCAGGAGGG